CCTGTATAATAAACATATGTATCATACAACACATTTGCAATTGAATAATTGCCTGTGTTAGTATTTAATGTACTATATTGAGTTGATACACAAAAGTTTTGAATGGCATCCCCTGGTATTACTTCAGGCTCAAAAGGTACTTGAAATAAGCTAATTGGGTTGGGACAATCTTCTTGCTGAATAAACACAACACCTTCTGAATTTATTATATTACCAACTTCACCATATTCAATTACCTTTGCATATGAATTAAAATTCTCACTTATTATATTAAACACATCACCCACATTAGATTCATTTGATTCCAAATCAAATCTAAATACATCACCATTAATACAATCTCTAAATAATGTTAAACCCATTCTTATATATTAATTAATTCCCAATTTAATGTTTCTTCATTCCAATAATAATTATCCTCATCAGTTGGGTATGGTGTTGGTGAGATATAGTAGTAATACTCCTCAGATAATTGCCAACTTTCAAAAGGTTTTTGTAATACCCAGTTAATAACATCCTCATCCCAAAAATATCTATTGTATAATTGGTATGGTTGGGGTATAAGATTAACATCTGGATATGGTATTGGTGGATTCCACAAGCAACTAAACTCATCTAATACCCAGCTTGGATATGGTTTTGGTGGGATGAACGCATCCCTTTGTTCATCATAGGTGTAGCCAATACCAGCGTGATTCTTTCTAAACGCTTTGCTTTGGTCTTGTGATGGTACACCATTTACATAATATATACCACCATTTGTATTATAAGAAGTTTGTTTCCAAACATCATTTGTTTGGTACAAATTATTTAAAAAATCAATACCAACTTGTTCATCTTCTATGCCATTAATTGTAAATACTTCATTTACAAGTGAAACACCTTGTATTACAAAATTTTCATTATTTAATTTTACAAATGTTCCCATATTTTAAAAAGTTATTGAACCGCTTCCAGTAAATGTGTATATATAAAAACTATCTGATGTTGTTGGTGTAATAACTGGAGATGTTGATTGTGCTAAAACAGTTGAACGAATAATTACAACCCCTTTACCACCAGCCCCGCCGTCACCTGCACCAGCAGCACCACCGCCACCACCACTTCCAGTATTTACTTGACCAGAAGTTCCTGCTGAATAGTCTGGGCCGCCACCGTTACCTCCTATTCCAGAACCACCACTTCCACCAGTTCCTGCATTTCTTGTTCCACCACCACCACCACCAGCATAAAATAAGCCTGTAATTGCAGATATTAAACCAGCGCCACCATTTGCGCCAGTTGAATTTAGTACTCCATTAGAGCCTTCACTACCAGCACCACCACCACCACCACCTGATGTATTTATACCTGCAGCCCCAGAACCTCCACCGTTATTGCCCTGACCAGCTGGACTTGCAATTGCACCAGATAATAATACTTTTGTATCTCCTCCTCCTCTTCCGCCGCCAGAACCACCAGCATTACCATTTACTTGATTATAACTACCACCTCCACCACCACCCGTAGAGGTTATAGTAGTTAATCCAGTTCCAGAAATAGATGAATTATTACCATTGTTTCCTACAGTATTTGAACCAGAGCTTCTTAGTGGTCCACCATCGCCAACAGTTACTGTATATGTTGTGCCTTTATTTAAAGTTAATAATGTGCCTCCAACATTTGTTTTAAAACCACCAGCACCACCGCCACCGCCAACTCCTTCGCCACCACCACCACCACCAGCAACTACAAGATAATCAACCTCAATAGTTTCTTTAAGTTCAGGTGTTAATGCAGCCGTTGCATATTTAAATGGAGTTTCAGCAAATGCAGCATAGACATAAGTTTGCGCAGCATTTATATCTATATTTGTACTTCTTAATTTAAATCCATTTGATAAGAAATCTAAATCAGTACCAGTTGTATTTTCAGCAGCAGATGTATTAGCAAGTAATTCATTTATAACAGGGTTTCCTGTATTAACTATTGAGTTAAATAAAACCCAGTTGCCAGTTGTGGTACTACATTTAATAAGAATATATTTAGGTTCAAACCCTGTATATACAAAAGTCCCATCTGTGGAATTGTTTCCAAGATAAGAACCAAACTTAGAATAACCTTCAATCTCTGCCCAAGAATATGCTACTGATGTAATTGCTCCTGTTGCTGACCATGAAGATCCAATATTAAGAAGTGTTGATGTTGGTGTTCCACTAAAAAGCGTAGAATCTGATGCTTGATTAGATGTACTACTTAAAAATAAATAAGAAGTTCCACTATTTAAGTTTTTATGCCAAACACCCCAAGCTGACACATTACCTATTCGTTTAACAATATACATACTAGGGACAACACCTAAACCATGCCCAACTGTAAATGCTCCAGATGTTGGCGTTGTAAACGTGGCAATACTAAATCCAGAGGTTGGATTAACGCTAACTTGTGATGGTATTGTTCCACTATTATTTGTTACTGGTGTACCACCAGCTCTCCATTGCCATGCAACATAAGTTGCTCCACTTGTATTTATTTCTGCTAATGTACCAACACTAAACCCAGTATCATCAAATGATGTTAATCCGCTTGTATTTGTAATTTCCTCATTAGTATTATTTGATGATAATTGTTTGTTAACACCTCTATTAATATCATATATTGCATGAACTGTTGCTGCACTTCTACTCTTAATCCAAACAAAATCAGGTTTAAATCCACTATTAAATATAGATTGAGCAGTACCAGTTCCAGTATATGTTGTAATATCCATATACTTATTTGCTAGATTTGATTCACCACCACCACCTATTGCTGGTGTTGGTAAGTTAGCTGTATTTAATGTTTTAAATCCTGTTGGTGCTTTATATGTAAATGGTCTTTGACCGAAGTTGGCACTTATAGATGGGCTACCAGCATCTTGAAATCCAATATAAGGTAATACCCCTATTGATATAATTCCTGTGCCAGATATTGTAGTTTGACTAACATTGTTTTTATAAAATGTTACAGTTTCTGCATCAGTATCTACGGCAATACCAATTATATCCCCACTAGTATAAGATGTTCCATAACTACTATTAACACCATTAATTCTTTTACTACCATTTATTAAATAATAAATACCAGTTGTCATGTTAATTGCTGTAGTAGTTTGATTGTTATTTATAGGGATTAAACCAACACCAACACTAGTTGTGTCAGACCCTGCTGTTACTATTGTTATTTCACAATACATTTTACCTACAAAAGGCATTGTGCCAACAGCTATACAATTTATTGTACCAGCTGTCCCATTTATTTGTAAATTTCCATTACTAAAAGTACCAAACCCAGCACCAGGATTTCTAAGTGGATTCCATGTAGCATAATTCCCCCTTACTTCACCACCAAAACCATTATCAGTTCCATTAGGTGTTGGTACATCTGTAAGACTATCATATCCTACTCCTGGAGTTACACTAAATCCACTAGGTGTCCAGTTATTATTATTACCACTAAAATCTTTTCCAAGTTGTGTTATATCTGAGAAGTTAAGATGAAAACCATTAGTACCATAAGTACCTGTATATTCTTTTGGAGACCATACTCCTGTACTTGTATTTCTTATACCAAATGAATCAGGTGTTAATGCTTGACCATCAATCAAATTGACTTCAGTTATGTAACCATTAAAATATTGACTAGGGACACCTGAATGACCTATAACATGAAGACAGTTTGAATTTATATAAGATTCAGCATTTACTGATGGGTATATTGTTCCTGCCTGTAATGATGTTATCTCAAATCCATTAACATAAACTTGACATCTATTAGATGCAATGGATTGTGTAGTATCCCATTTAACAACAATATGATACCAACTAGAAAGGTCTCTATAAAGAGATGTTGATTGTAAAATTACAATAGCTCCTCCACCTGGATTATTACCTCCATAAATAAATAAAGAATCATTAAGAAAATAAATCCAGAAATACTGAACTGAACCACCAACAAATGCTGAAAAAATATTTTCTGTTGTAGATAAATTTCCTCTTTTAACCCATCCACTCCAAGTCCAAGTTCTTCTATTACCAGCAACAGTTGGAGTTCTATTTAGATATGTTAAATCAGCACTATTAAATCTTAAACTTCTACTTACTAAGTAATTAGGTATAAGACTTGATAGTTTAGCTGGTAGATTTGTATTAAAGTCTGTTGTATATCTAGCAATTCCTTTAGTAATACGAAGGTCGTCTATATAACCTTCTAATCCTGATGTTAAATTTTCATCATTACCAATAACTAAAGGATAACTCTGTAAATTTGCATTACCTGTACCAGATGCAGATAAAATACCATTGATAAACATCCTAACAGTTGTACCACTTCTCGTAATTGCTAAATGATTCCAATCATTTGAAGTTAATGCAATACTACTTTGTAGTCTTAAATTAGTTCCTGATAAAAAGTCTAACATTGGTAAAATTGGATTTGATAACCCATTATTAGCAACATTACCTCTAACTAATTGCCATCCCAACGGATATTGTCCTATTTGTATAAATCTTGCAAATTGTTGAGTATTTGTCATAATAGGATATACGTACATTTCAACAGTAAAATCTCCTGTACCAAATGCAAAATTAGAATTTGCAGCTATTTGTAATTTATCACCACTACCATCAAAAGCTAAACTACCAGTACCATATTTTTTAATACTAGTATTAATCTGTGTACCACCAACTGTCTCAATATTATTTAATTTAACACCATCAAATATTGCTGCATTAGTAAAGTTAAGTAATAAACTTGTATTAGTTATTGCAGTAAGTGGTATTGTTGAAGGTTGGAAGTTAGATGTATAAACTGCGGTTCCTTTAACAACTCTAAGGTTTGAAACATATCCGTTCCAATTTTGGCTATTAGTTGATGATGCTCCAACTGTTAAAATATTAGGTGAATTAAATAATGTTGCGGCATTTGTAGTTGAACCACCAGTTGCTGCAGTACCATTTAAATATAATTGAAATACATTACCATTTCTGACAATAGCAACATGACTCCATTGATTTAATGGAATAGATGATGTTGATACTAAATCAAAAACAACACCTGAACCATTACTACTAATTAAAAATCTTAAATACCTATTTGAATCATTTGAAGTTAATAATACCCACGACAATCCTGTACCACCACCTACACCATCCCATTGACCCACTATTGTTTGTTGAACAGCACTTGATGTTATATAAACCCATGCTTCAACTGTAAAATTACCAGAACCAAAATGCCACGCATCATTATCCGCAATACTTAAATAATCTCCAGTTCCATCAAAATAAGCACTACCACCTGAATTTGTTAATGCTCTATCAAATGGTGAAAATGTTCCTTGTGTTACATTACCATTTGGTGTAATAGTAGTAATAGTACCACTTGAATCTTTAAATATATTATTCTGTGTAACACCTGATGGATTATCATCACCTTGTAATAATAATGAAACATTATCTATATAAGGGTCTGATGCAATTACTGGCGTTGTTGGCGTAATAGTTACAGTAGGAGTTATGGTATTTGTAGGTGTTATGGTATTTGTAGGTGTTATGGTATTTGTAGGTGTTATGGTATTTGTAGGAGTGATAGTTTGGGTTGGTGTTTCTGTCGGTGTGATTGTGTTAGTAGGCGTAATGGTGTTTGTTGGTGTTATAGTTTGAGTTGGAGTTTCTGTTGGTGTGATGGTGTTAGTAGGCGTGATGGTGTTAGTAGGCGTGATGGTGTTAGTAGGCGTGATGGTGTTAGTAGGCGTGATGGTGTTAGTAGGCGTGATGGTGTTAGTAGGCGTGATGGTGTTAGTAGGCGTGATGGTGTTAGTAGGTGTGATGGTGTTAGTAGGTGTGATGGTGTTAGTAGGTGTGATGGTGTTAGTAGGTGTGATGGTGTTAGTAGGTGTGATGGTGTTAGTAGGTGTAATTGTGTTAGTAGGTGTTATAGTTTGAGTTGGAGTTTCTGTTGGCGTAACTGTATTAGTAGATGTTATAGTTTGAGTTGGTGTTTCTGTTGGTGTGATTGTATTGGTAGGCGTAACTGTATTGGTAGGTGTAACTGTATTGGTTGGTGTTTCTGTTGGTGTGATTGTGTTGGTTGGTGTTACCGTATTTGTTGGAGTTTCTGTTGGTGTAACTGTATTGGTAGGTGTGATTGTGGCAGTAGGTGTAACTGTATTTGTTGGTGTTTCTGTTGGTGTGATTGTGTTGGTTGGTGTAATTGTGGTAGTAGGAGTTACTGTTTGAGTTGCATCCGGAGAAGCTCCTGGTGTTTTTGTAACTGAAGGCGTGATAGTGTTTGTTGGTGTTTCTGTATTTGTTGGTGTGATTGTATTAGTAGGTGTTACCGTGTTTGTTGGTGTAATTGTATTAGTAGGTGTTACCGTATTTGTTGGTGTGATCGTATTAGTAGGTGTTACCGTGTTTGTTGGCGTATTGGTAGGTGTGATTGTGCTAGTAGGTGTTACTGTACTTGTAGGTGTTGCTGATATGTCCAATCCACTTGTTACAGTAACTGTTGGCGTAACTGTATTTGTTGGTGTTTCTGTTGGCGTATTACTTGGGGTTATGGTATTTGTTGGTGTGATTGTATTAGTAGGTGTTTCTGTTATAGTTTGAGTTGGTGTAATAGTATTTGTTGGTGTTACCGTTGCTGTATTAGTTGGCGTTAGTGTATTGGTTGGTGTTATAGATACTGAATTTGTAATAGTTGGTGTAATTGTTATTGTTGGTGTTATAGTTTGTGTTGGTGTGAGAGTTCTTGTTGGAGTAATTGTAATACTTGGTGTAACTGTATTAGTAGGTGTGCTTGTAGGTGTCACATCAGGTGCAATATTAACAATAGATGAACCTGTGATAATAAAATTATTATTATCAACAACTTTCATAATATATTCAAGGCTATTATCAATTGGCTTTGGTAAATCAAATGTTAATGTTGTTCCAGTTATTGTATCAATATAGATGCAATCATTTAAACTTGATTGACAAATATAAATATCATAAGGACTTTGCCCTGTTATACCATTAATACTAACTCTAACATTAACCATTAAACTAATCTTGATTTTCTATAAATATACTAGATGTCTATTATCCGCATAATATATTATAGCCCTAATAATAAATAGGAATAATTTTATTTTATTATATATAAAATGTTTATTTTTACAAAAAAACTTTTTAAAGACATATTATTTGTAATAATACAAATTAACTGACCCAATAAAATTTGCATTTGCCCCCAATGGTGTTATACATAACCAAACTACATCAACATCCCCATTTATCTTTTTGCCTGGTTTGATTTCACTAAACCTAAGATTGAAATTTGTTAATGCTTGCGTTCCAGCCTCCCCAATAAAACCACCCAATACAGTTCCAGCAGTTGTTACTGTTTGTAAACTACTACCAAATGAGGCATCAACATAAGAATCAATAGCAGTATAAGTCATTGCGCTTGAAATTATTGGATTTATCTCAATCGTCAATAAGTAGTTATCATTAGATGTATTTAATATAGAAACATTATCAACATATGGAGTAACATCACTAGCATTAGTATTCATTTTGAAACCAATAAATGGATATTTTGTTCCAACATTATCAAATGTTGTTGAATTAGTTTGTGCAATAAAACTTGTATCATTTAGCGCATTAATTGCACCTTCCATTGATACTTGTGAACAAATCTGATTAAATGAACCTGAACCCCCTACTGACCTTATCTCATATCTTATTGGTTTATTTGGTGATGACATATAAACATTGGTCAAATTATTTGTTCCTGAAAAATCTGAAAATATATAAGTAACTCCGCTTAAATTTAAGCCAAATCTAACTCTACCAACACCTAACCATTGAAAATCAATAAATGCAAGGTTTGTCTTATCCCAGGATATGTTATTTGGGTTAAATTTTGTAATATTCCAACTTGTTGTTGCTGCGCTATAAGTTAAAGTTCCACTTTTCCATATCTGGAATGAGATAATATTTGTTTGACCATTGCTTTCCAAGAAGAAACCATCATAATTTGTGTTATATGGTGCTGTTGTTGATGATGTAAAATATCCAACTTTTTTTATTACATTTGTTTGCAATTGAAAATTGGAAAAACTTGCTTCAAATAATTGACCTTTACCTGGTTGATAAATACCTCTTTCTAATGTTTGCCTTATAACATAATCATTATTTGATGAAACGCTCATAGTTACATTTGCATTTGTTTGATTTAATACAGATGTTGCTGTTCCACCTGTAACTTCATCAATTTGTTTTGGCAATTTATCATAGATATGTTTTATCTGAATTAAACTTGTTATTTCTGAAACTCTTAATCTTCCAAAAGCATCCAAATTTGGTGAATCTGCATATTCAATTTCTTTATTAAAGATAAAACTCATATTAAAAACCATTTATCATTTCTTGCCATTATATTCAATGACATATTTTTTATATTCATATCTATGTAAGTATAATTATCAATCAATCCTGATGATGGTGTTATTCTTATTCGATATAAATGTGCTGTGCTTGATTCATCTTTAATTGTAATGAATTGTCCATCTCTATTTGTTGTGGATGGTAAAATTAAATCAATTATTGTTGATGCTGACACCCCATAATATTGATAATCCCAAGTAAGAGTCTGACTTGTTGTTATACCAGTTAATGATGTTATTGTATTTGCTGAAAGTGATGGATTAAATTCAACCCATCTTGCATTATCTCTTGTTATTCCACTTATTCCTTCAATGGTTGATCCAGTCCAAGCATTTAATAACAATTGACCTTCATTTGTATTATCATATACTTGATAACCAAAATCAATATTAACAACAGAACCAACATTTAATGCATTATTAAATAATGTTTCATAATCTGGTATTTGGTATTGATAAGTCTTGTTATTCTCATAGACATATGCAATCATTCCAAGTTTCCTTCTACCAGAAGAAATTCCATCTGAATATAAATTAACTACATTTGGAGAATTGTTTGGTGCATTATAACTAAAATCAATTGGGATTGTATTGCCTGAATATAATATTGTTCCAGTTAATCCGCTTGGTATGGTAAAATTTAAATCACTTAATTTAAAAACCTCATAAAACCCACCAACTTGGAATGAGCTAAAATTGCTTCCAGTATTTGAGTCAGTATTAACTGAATTTGGTCCAGATAATACAACTGACGATTTCGGATTTTTATAATTAAAACTCATTAATTAATTTATTATAAATATATGCTTTATGAAAAACTAATAGTCCCTATTGAACCTGTTCCTCTTGTTATTTTATAATATTTAAATCCGCTTTCATCTTTCTGTAATGTTGTATTAAACGTACCATTAGTACAAGTAACTATAATTGTGTTACTTGTTGGTATTTTTATTAAGAATGCACCACTAGCCCCAGCTCCACCGCCACCAAAAGCAGCACCGCCACCACCACCAGCACAACCATTACAACCACCTGCTGCGCCATTTATACCGCCTAATCCGTTATATCCACCGCCAACACCACTACCTGATGTTGTGCCGCCTTGTGTGTCGTTCACACCACCGCCACCGCCACCGCCAGCACAATACACTGTATTATCAAATGTTGTGAAAACTGAACCCCCACTATTTTTATTTGTTGCACTACTTCCAAGACCACCAGCACCACCACCACCAGCAAAATTTGCACTTGTAGATGCGCCATTACCACCACTAGTCCCCACACAACCTGTGGTGTTTGAACCACCGCCACCGCCACCATTATATTTACTAGTTTCACAAGGAGCATTTCCACCACCATTTCCACCTCCAAGTGCTGTATTAGATGCAAATGTTGAACTTGATGCTGCACCACCTATTGTTATATTATAATTTGTATTTAAATTTAATGATCCAGCAAAGCTAAAAAATTGGCCGCCACCTCCACCGCCACCGCCTGTGTTAGCATTACCATTACCACCATTACCCCCTCCACCTATTATGAAATATTCAACACTTATTGATGGTAATGTTGGTGTAACTGTTGGCGTAACTGTTGGAGTTGGTGTAGGTGATGGACATATGGTTGAACCTGTGATAACACCGTTAGGATTTATCCCATAACAAACACCATCAACAACAAACTTATTAAATGTCCATTGACTTGGGCTTGTATCATTATTTGCACAAGTTGTTGGATTTTTATAATATTGAGAACCGTTTGAACCATTAAATGTTGAATATCTACCATAAACAAATGAATTATTTGACAATCTTTCACAAGCTAATGTACAATCATTTGCACCAGTATTATCAATTTTAATTCCAAATATTTGACAATTAACCAAAGGTGTAACTGTTGGCGTTGGTGTAACTGTTGATGTAATTGTATTTGTTGGTGTAATTGTATTTGTTGGTGTAATTGTATTTGTTGGTGTAATTGTTCGTGTTGGTGTAATTGTGTTGGTTGGTGTAACTGTATTGGTTGGTGTAATTGTGTTGGTTGGTGTAATTGTGTTGGTTGGCGTAATTGTGTTGGTTGGCGTAATTGATGGTGTTCTAGTTGGAGTTCTTGTTGGTGTAACTGACGCATTTGGGGTTGGTGATGGTGGTATTGATGAACAATTAATTATATCTGTAATATAATAATTATTACTATCTTCAAATTGAGGTCTATAGAATATCTCATAAACTGTCCCCCCTGTTTGAATTACATAACATTTATTTCCTGTTTCTCTACTTGGGCAATAAATAGAAGTTTCATTTTGTGTGGCTTGATTAGCGCAATCTGATGATGCTGTTGATCCATAATATATTTTACTACCAATTGTAAAATCAGATGAGTACCATGCTGGATTAAACCCTGTTCCACCAGATGCTTTAAAATCACAAGCATCAGTTGCGCTTGTAAAATAATTAAAAAATGGTTCTCTAATTTCTAAATTCTTCATTAAACAAACCAATGGCGTTTGGGTTGGTGTTGTTGTATTTGTTGGAGTTAAAGTTGGTGTAACCGTTCTTGTTGGTGTTAAAGTTGGTGTTGTTGTATTTGTTGGAGTTGTCGTATTTGTTGGTGTTAAAGTGTTTGTTGGAGTTAAAGTATTTGTTGGCGTTGTTGTCACAGTATTTGTTGGAGTATTTGTTGATGTAACTGTTGGTGTTGGTGTTGGTTGAATTGTTGGACAGGTCAACAATAATGTAAAATCCCCCCCCACTGAAAAAGATGTTATGGTGACATAAATTTCTGATGGTGTATTTGCTGATTTATTGAACGATAGCTCATTAACACCACTATATGAACCATTTATAACTTGAGCACCATTCCAGGTTACAACAATTTGACTTGTGTTTTCAAAATAAACTATAACATTTATATTACCAGTGTTTAAACCAACATTATAATTATAGTTATAATATGCTTTTTCACGAACAAGATTAGTATATTCTATATCACATTGTCCCGAATAAGTGTATGTCCCAAAACTTGTTGAGGTTGGTGTATTTGTTGGAGTTATTGTTGGTGTATTTGTATTGGTTGGTGTGATTGTTTGTGATGGAGTAATGGTGTTAGTTGGGGTAATGGTGTTAGTTGGGGTCTGTGTTATGGTTGCCGTTACGCTTGGTGTTACTGTTGTAGTATTTGTTGGTGTTGGAGTTACTGTTTTTGTTGGTGATGGCGTTATCATTGGGTCATTTAATTCAAATGAACATGTTTTATTTATTGCTGAGAAATATAATTCATATTGCCCATAATAATACGAATCATTTCTGCTATAAAAATATGGCAAAATGGCATCATTAATGGTTATTGTACCACCTGTTGATGGAAGATAAGTTATTGTTGAACTATATCCTGAATAATTTGTGCTTACAATATTTAAAACCTCTGCCATTTTTTATTTATATTAATCTTTTATACATCTTACTGTGTGTGCATAGAAATAATCACCCAAAGAATCATTAATTGTTGAACCACTTGATGTATTTGAAAATGGATAATATTTTATGTTATTATTAAGCGCAACAGTGTTTGTGAATAAGTACCCACTATTTTTAAAACTAGAATGGAATCCTGTTGATGTTGAATTACCATTTATAAAGCCCCCACCCCTTAAATCAAAATTTCCAAAAGTTTCAGCGCCAGTATTAGGGCTATTCCAATAAGTTAAACCCGATTGTTTAAGTTTACCAGCCACTGTTGAACCCCCTGCACTAGTTACCAAAGTTGTTAATTCTGTTTCACTTGGCATATGATAGCCAGTTGGGCATAATGTTGTACCAGTTATTGCAATAACATTATAAAAATAACCGTAATCTTGGGCAACATATCCACTTGTTGTTGGTATTGTATATGCGGCTGTTAATAAATTCTTATTTATTTGTGCAACTGTTTTCTGTTCAATTGGATTACCAAATCTATCTGTTGTAACTCTTAAATTCCTTCTCATCCAAGTTTGTGACCCAATTGTTACCTCCTCTATTGGTGGTGTTGTTGATGGCGTCACTGTCCTTGTTGGAGTATTGGTAGGTGTTACTGTCCTTGTTGGAGTATTTGATGGTGTTATGGTATTAGTTGGAGTTATAGTAACCGTTGGTGTGAGTGTGTTAGTAGGTGTGAGTGTGTTAGTAGGTGTTATTGTATTTGTAGGTGTAATAGTGTTAGTTGGTGTTATGGTGTTGGTAGGTGTAATAGTGTTAGTAGGTGTTATTGTTGGCGTAATTGTATTTGTAGGAGTTGGTGTTATTGTTGGTGTAATTGTATTTGTAGGAGTTACTGTATTACTAGGTGTAATACTATTAGTAGGTGTAATTGTATTGGTAGGACTAATTGTATTGGTAGGAGTAATTGTATTTGTTGGGGTGATAGTATTTGTAGGAGTAATAGTGTTAGTTGGTGTTATGGTTGGCGTAACTGTTGGTGTTGTTGTCTGGGTAGGAGTAGGTGTTGGTGTAGGTGGAACTACAAATCTTGTCCCCCCACTTATGGTTAATGATTCTGATGTTGCACTAACATTAGTTCCATATATTATAACACTATCACTTAATGCTGGTGGTGCATTATTTGATTGCACATTATTCCAGCAATCAGTATAGCTATATGTTGCAGAACATGGTTCTGTGCAACTTGTATTTGTTATTGAATATTCAGCACAAGCATTTATAATATTCCCGTTGACATCACATGGAGGGTAAAGGGTTGTGGTTGGTGTGGGTGTAACTGTTGGTGTTTCTGTTACTGTTGGGGTAATTGTATTGGTTGGTGTTATGGTATTTGTAGGTGTTTCCGTAACTGTTGGGGTAATTGTATTGGTTGGTGTTATGGTATTTGTAGGTGTTTCCGTAACTGTTGGGGTAATTGTATTGGTTGGTGTTATGGTATTTGTAGGTGTTTCCGTAACTGTTGGGGTAATTGTATTGGTTGGTGTTATGGTATTTGTTGGCGTTTCTGTTACTGTTGGTGTTATAGTATTTGTTGGTGTTTCTGTAATTGTTGGGGTAATTGTATTGGTTGGTGTTATGGTATTTGTAGGCGTTTCCGTAACTGTTGGGGTAATTGTATTGGTTGGTGTTATAGTTGGTGTTGGTGTGATTGTATTAGTTGGTGTTGAAGTTTGATTAGATATTAGCGTTTCACTTGGCGTCACAGTATTAGTTGGGCTGATTGTGTTAGTTGGAGTGTTAGTATTTGTAGGAGTTATGGTATTAGTTGGGGTGATTGTACTAGTTGGGGTTATGGTGTTTGTAGGTGTTATAGTGTTTGTAGGTGTTATGGTGTTAGTTGGGGTGTTAGTGTTTGTAGGAGTTATAGTGTTTGTTGGCGTAATTGTTTGAGTTGGAGTTATGGTGTTAGTAGGTGTGTTAGTGTTTGTAGGTGTTATAGTGTTTGTTGGTGTAATTGTTTGAGTTGGAGTTATGGTGTTAGTAGGTGTGTTAGTGTTTGTAGGTGTTATGGTTGGCGTTGTTGTTTTTGTTTGAGTTGGGGTTTTAGTAATAGTTGGAGTTATAGTTGGGGTTTTAGTCATAGTTGGTGTAACTGTCCTTGTTGGTGTTACAGTAGTTGTTGGTGTTGGAGTTGGTGATGGGCATATTGTTGCCCCAGTTATTGTTCCAACTGAATTTGTTGAATAACAATACCCATTTCTACTAAAATTTCTACCTACCCCCCAACCACTAGTATTATTATTAATACAAGATTGGAAATCAATATAATATGTTTGTCCAAGTGATCCATCAAATAATGTTGTTTTACCACATATTTGGGTATTTGGTTCATTACGACAAACATCATAACAACTTAATAAACCTGTTGAATCAACATAAACATCAAAACAATTACAAGCATTCAAATCTGGAACTAATGAATTTCCCCTAAAATATATTTTGTTATTGTTATTTATTAATCTAAAATTTGTATTGCTAAATGTTGTGTAAATATGATAGAAATCTTGAGGTATGGTAAAACCTGAATATTCAATAGTCAATGAAGCATACAACATATTCATATTAACTGGGACTAATGCTGTTGGATCACTATATTCATTAACCCCTATATTGCTAACAAGATTTCTATTAGTATTTAAATTTGGGATAACCCAAGTGTACCAAGAATATCCTGTTGTAGTATATGCTGGAACCTCATGTGTCTTGAATAAATATGCTTGAATTGAATTCCCATACTCATCAAAACCCCCACTATTCTGACTTATCTTTGCTGTTCTAATTTGTGGTGCTGTCACACCCCAACCAGAGAATGATAAATACCTATTAAGTTGGTCATTGAATGTGGTTGCACTTATGGATGGGCCAATCCCATTTGAAAACCCCCTAAATAAACTTCCACTCATCCATTCACTAAAATCAGCATTCAAATCAACTGGCTCAATAAATAAATAAGCATCAAGTTCTTCTGGAGTTGTTGGTGTCACAGTTGGAGTTATGGTTGGCGTTGGTGTTTTTGTTCTTGTTGGTGTATTTGTTGGTGTTATGGTACTTGTTGGTGTTAAAGATGGAGTTCTTGTATTTGATGGTGTTATAGATATGGTTGGGGTAATACTTGGTGTTATAGATATGGTTGGGGTTACAGTTGGTGTTGGTGTTGGTGTTGTACATTCTATCTCAATGGTTACACCAATTAAGAATTGTTCTCTGGTTATATTATCATATAATGGTGTTGTGTTTATTGAATTAAGATATATATCAAATGGACCTTTTGAATTGGATGCCGGATTTAATTGCAAAAAATACCTTGAACAAGCTGTAACACCTGTTATGGTATTCTCAACACTATTCACACATATTGGATCTGTATTTATTACAATTATTTTATATAATGGAAGATTTGTTGGTGTTATAGTAGGTGTTGGTGTTATAGTATTTGTTGGTGTTGGTGTTGGTGTAATAACAGCACAGTTATCAATTGTCCCCCCACTAAAAATCCTATGAATCATATTAGATGATGTACTTGTAAAGTAACCTACAACAATTATCTTTCCACTATCTAATACTTCACTATCATATATTGCACTAATATTTATAGAAGTATCCATATTAAACGTGGGGTCAATAGTACCATCTGTGTTTAAACGTATAAATTTATTTGCTGAATAACCTGAATATGATGAAAATTCTCCACCAACAAGAATTTTATTATCTGCCTGTATAGATACATCAAAATCACCTCCACTATTAAATCCTGTTCCAATAGTAAATGAATTATCAATACTCCCATCTGTGTCTAATCTTACAATTCTATTTTTTGAAACACCAGAATATGTTGTAAAACCACCAGCAACTAATATCTTCTGATCTGATTGTAAGGTCACATCTGTAACAAATGTACCATTAAAACCTGTACCTATGCTAAATGTGTTATCAATACTACCATCACTATTTAATCTTACAATTCTATTTTTTGAAACCCCAGAATAAGAAGTGAAATATCCAACAACAAGAATTTTACCATCACTCTGTAATGCAGATTCAAATGTTGAATCACTAAAACCTGTACCTATGCTAAATGTGCTATCAATACTCCCATCAGTATTTAATCTTACTATCCTATTTTTTGAAACTCCAGAATATGAAGTAAATCCTCCTGTAACTATTATCTTACCATCTGGTTGTAAAGTCATTTTGTTTGGTGCATATGTTGTATAGTTGGATAACCCTATACCTACAACAAATGTATTATCAATAGTTGCATCTACATTTAATCTTATAATTCTATTTATTGAAACCCCAGAATATGAAGTAAAATATCCTGCAACTAATATCTTTCCATCTGTTTGGACTTTGATGTCTGTAACTGTATTGTTGAATCCTGTTCCTATATTGAAACTTGTATTTATTGTCCCATCTGTGTTTAAATTGATAATGTAATTGCTTGTAAATCCTGAATATTGTGTAAATGAACCCCCAACAAGAATTTTACCATCTGATTGTCTTGCCAATGCACTTGCTGTATTATCAAAACCCCCATTGGTGTTGTAACAAGTTGTTTCTAAAAACACATTAATTGGATAATCTTCAAATTCTAGCATACTATATTAACAATCTATTATCTTAAAATAACTACAAGAATTGAAATCCTTGATGGTTATCATTATTTGATTTGCCCCATCAAATATTGTTGGAACACCTATTACAATAGGTAATGAACTTGTATTCAGAATGGTTGCCACATAAGTCTCATAATTTCCATTTATATCTGACATATAAACATATAATGGTGTTGTTCCAGTTAAACCATTTAAGGTGATTGTGTTATTTGTTGTTGGTGTTGGGACATATCCTGGGGTTGCAGATGGGGTTGGAGTTGGAGTTGGTGTGATTGATGTAATATCTGTAATACTATATATAATATCACAATTTATATAACAATTATATTTCTTTGATGTTCTACATCCTGTATTATCTTGAATTATGATTGTTATTTGTGGTGCTAAATTAAATATTTCTGGTAAATCAAATGAGACATCCCCCACAATAGGTAATGTGTTTACTTGACCCAAGTATGTTTCATTACCTCCAAATGCATCAGATACATATATACTTAAAGGAGTTGCACCACTTAAACTTGTAAATATAATATTTGTCATACTGAACAACTAATGTCATATGCTATTTTCAAGTTTATGGTCAATGCCTGTGAGGTTATACTATTTCCTGGCTCTGCTATGATGTTTATTGTGTTTGTTATCAAATCATAAGACACATTTTCTACACCTGGGATTGTACTCACCAAATTAACTATGGAATCCACATACACTGAATCTGTTGGTACATCTGTTCTTGTATAACCTGTATAGAATGTATTCCCACTTGTGATGCCACTTGGTTCTAATGTATATTCTGTTGTGAAGATTGCTGAATTTAAATTACATTTTGGATTAATTATGGTAGTTGACCCACTAAATTCCATATTCACCAAATCACTAAACCCCTCATTCAAAAAATCCAATAACCCAAAGTTATTTAATGGTTGTAATGAAAAGTTTTGTGAATCCACAACATATATTTTATATGATGTGTTGACATTAAAACAATTTATAGATGTTTCTCTTGTTAAGGAACAACCATTTGCATCTTGTAATGTTAAACTATAATTCCCACTTGTTAATCCTGTTGCCACTATGTACTGTGGATTTCCAGTCACATTGCTTGACCATGTGAATGTGAATGGTGGTGTACCATTTGTGATTAATGCTGTGATTGTTGCATCATTTCCATTTACACAAGATGTGGGGAATAATGAGAAATCAATTCCATTGCTTGACGTAACTTGTATATTCTCCCTCTGTTCACATCCTGTTGCATCCACAACTCTTAATTCATATTGTCCATCTGCTATATTCTGGAATGTAACTCCTGTCAAATTTGTGTCAATTATTGAAGTTGTGTTTAAATAAAAATCATATGGCGGTGTTGCCCCAGTGCTTATATATGCAAATATGCTTCCATTGTTTGAACTACAAGTTGTCCCAGTTGTGGAATAACCTAATGTAAATTTATCTTCTGATATAATTGTTATCTCTTCATCATAATAACATCCTGTGGAATCTACCATATATGCGGTATATGTTCCACTACCTAAATTGTCAAATATATAATTTGTAAATGTTGTGTTTATGGTTGTGGTGTTTCCACTAGTATCTATTAACCCATAAGTATAAGGACCAGTACCCCCAACCAAACTAATTTCTATTAAACCATTTGATGATGAGCAGGTTGAATTTGTTCCATTTATGGAAACAGATGTGACTCCATTGTCATTGTCCAAACTTGTAAAAATAGAATACTCACATAGAGTAGCATCCTTTACCAAAATCTCATAAGATCCTGATGTTAAGCCTGTCATTTCAAAATTTCTATTATAGGATATATCATAATATCCTGTATTTGCTGAATAATAGAATGGACCAGTCCCCCCACTTATGGTTATATCCAAAGCACCTGTTGCAGTAAAACAAGATGGTTGTGTGGGTATTATATTAACAAGACCCATTGTGGGGGCATTTACAATATCTATTGATTTTGTTAAGGTGCAACCTTCTATATCTGTAACACTTACAGAATATGTTCCAGCAGATAAATTTGTTCTCATATCCCCTGTTGAACCATCATCCCAAAAATAAGTATAAGGTCCAGGATTTGTTTGACCTGTTATATATATCTTTCCTGTATTTCCACTAAAACAAGGGGATGAATTAATTGTGAAAAAACCATAATCAAAAGTTGTTGATGATTTAATTATGAAACTTTCTGTTGTTGCTGAACAGCCACCAATATCCTCAATATGTATATAATAAGTATCAGCACTTAAATTTTCAAAAACAATAAATTCTGAATTAAAAACATTATTAGAAATTAAAGAATTATTGCTACCATATAAATAACAATCTGTTGTTGAAAAATAAGAAGTTGAAGTTGCTACAACTGAACCATTTGAATTCCCACATGTTGTATCAACTGTTGATAAAATGGATCCACAACATCCACTTGAAACCGGAATATTTATAAAGAACTCTAAATTTTCACTTAAAGTTGAATCATTCACTCTAACCCCGTATGTTGCAGCAGATAACCCTGTTTGTAGTATGGGAAACTCGTCTGTTGTAAGTATAACCCCCAAGTCAGGTTCAACCCACTCAATAGTATATGGAGGCGTTCCCCCAGTCAATGATAATGATATTGCCCCAGCACTTGTGCTTGAACAATCCCCAGTTACACTTAAAAAATAATCAAATGCTGCCATCTTCTTAACAAATTATATTTACATCAATCCCAACATTTATTGTCAATAACTTGTTTTCCGCAATTTCATCAACACAATCCAAATCAACAAACTTGATAACACCATCAATTGGTGTTGTATAATTAATATCATAATAATATAAATAAGATAATGCATTAATCAATGATGTTTCCCATAATTGATTTGTTGGAACATCATCATTGCCAATTCCATCATAAAACTTAACCTTTGCAACAATGGTGGAATTTAAGACAATTTCACTATACCAACTAGTCAATACATTACTACCATCACAACTCAAATCAAACTCTTCAATGGTTGAACCAATGGCATTACCCAAAATAACTGGGAAAGATTCTGATGGCATTGCTACCATACTAATACCATTCTTAATACATATATCTGAAAATATTGGTGAAGTAATATACTCATCCCCACTTGAAATTGGTGTAAGTGAACTAATATTAATATTAGATATAGTTATTTTTGCTGGAGAAGCCCCTATTACATTAATAGGTATAACTCTCTTATAGGCATATTTCTGTTTATGAAATATGGAATTCTCAAATTTAAGACCTCCCATCCATAAGGTTGTTGCTGGTATCATCTGTTCAACCAACTTAATCCAATATGGATTTATTCCCTCAACAAATTTAATTAATTTTTCATATGTATATTTGTTTGTTGGGATATTAACTGCATATGGTGCTTCAATATATTTCCAGAAAATAGATTGTAGTGTTGGGTATCCCCCAGTCTTCCCATCATTAATGTACATTCTATTACGTACATTAATCATATTCTTTGCAAATGTTGAAGCAAACTCAAAAAATGATTTTGATTTTGGTTGGGGGTTTATCTCTGTTGCATCAGTACCCCCAGTTGTTGCATAAGGGAACGTCAAGCCACTTTGTGGTATTGGATAATCATTATCATTAGATTGAACCCAAATGTCATACAGAAGCCCTTGTGAGGGATTTAGGAATATACTTGTATTCTTAACATTTAATATTAACCTTTCATCACTAACAAAATAATATGCATTATAACTACCATCAACAGAAACTCTCATTAATGTGTTATCTCTTGACCAAGATTTCTTATTATCCACATATTTAGATAAGGTGAAACCCTCATCAATAAATGGAAACTTTCTAAAAATATTTAAATACTTATTTCCATATGTGAATGGCTCAAACTCTGTTCCATATTCAACATTTGGAGTAACCCCTGTTCTTGTTGCTATCTCAAGACTCTTATGTTTTGGCGTTAACTGATACCATCCAGCACCCATCTGAAAGAATAATTGATTACTATCCTTTGGTTGCTTGGGATACCCTGTTTCTTTATCTACAGGGTAATTTGTTGTATTAAAATTTAAAACTGTTGATGTGGTATTTTGTGTTACTGCTGTGTAAGTTTTACCTGCTAAAGTGTATGTAGTTGGACTAAGTATAGGATCTATATCAACATGATTACCTGTCTGTAATTTATCTAATTCTGAATTAAATTTTATTAAATTTATCTTTTGGTCAGCAATATATATATGTTCATTAAATTCAATCAATGCCTCTGGCGCACCAAACAATCTTAATATAAACTCAATGGAACGTCTTGTACCCTTTGACTTAAATAAGTAAAATGAATTAATTGTTAAGTTTCTATAAAATGCATAATTTAATTCTAATGGTGTTTGTGACCTATTGTATGCAGGGTATTTGAAATCACTATTATTTCCAAATATGGATTCAATCAATGTTTGGTCATTTAAGAATTGGAAATCTTCCTGCCACCCTAATGTTTGTCCTAAATTTAATAATAATTGTGATGGTATGTCATTCTTGGGGGTATAATTAACTGAATTCATATATGCCAAAGAATCAATGAATTTCTTAACCTCATCAAAACTTCTGCCATATATTTGAAGCATACTCTCAATCCTCCTGTCAAATGTATCAAATTCTTTTAATGAATCTGAAACAAAAAATCTTGATATAAGATTTGTTCTAGCATTATCAAAATAATTTGCAATAACTTGAACATTATCCAAATAAGTTGTAAACTTTTCACTTAAAATATCTATATTCCAACCACCATCCAAAGGGAATGTTAAAGTTGTATCAACTAATGTAAATTGCCCATTATCATTCTCTTGTGGAACTTGTAAAGTCATTGTATAGATTGGGGATGACAATGTATTTAACATATATTGCTCTAACTCATCCAACTTACTCTTTAATACCAAATTATATAGAAAATCACTTGGTCTAATTATAAATGGTTCAACACTATTGACTGATGACACCCCAAAAGGTGAACCTGAAACAGTAATAGTTAAAACACCCTCTGTTAAACTCTCAGAAGGATTCAAGATAATCAATGGATAAAGAACCCCATTTAATGATAAAACATAATCAACATAATATTGTGTCAAATTCCTATACTCTGAAACAGGCATTTCCTTTGTCAATAAATTAATTGCTGAATTCTGGCTAAAATCAACACCAAAAGGATTATGTATCTTGGTGATGTCAATATCAAAAGTTGTATCATCTGTCACTGCATCATAAACAATATTTGTTGCAGTATAACCTGTGTTTAGATTATTATCATAAAAATTAATATCAATAGATGCTGGGAAATTGTTTATAATATTTGTTATGGATACAGAAAATCTTTTAGATAACGACCCATACATAACAAAACCCATAACTTGACTTATATCATAATTTGGATAAACATCCAATTCCTTTGCAATTGCTGTTCTAACATCCCCAATCTCATTAATTCCTAGGCTTTCTAAATTGACTGGTGCATCAAAAACATTTGTTTGAAATTTACGTGGAATTGTTTCAAATATAGATGGCTTGAATTCAAATGTACCAAAAGTCAACCCACCACCTGTTACAAGTTGGTATCCAACTAGATTGTCAAAAACACTACTAGTTCCAGCAAGGGGGTTATTCTTAATGTAAATTATTGGCATTATTCTATTATATTATCAAAATTTTTGCTTATGTCTATATCATCACCCCTATCTTCCCTAACCTCATACAACAACTCATTAAATTGATTTCTAACTTCAAATAGATTATATTGTCTATATATGTTATTTGCTGGGTCATATAAGGTATAAACTCCATCCTCAATAGATTTTGTCTGATTGCCAAATATTCCAATGGCCAATGTGGATATATCATGTTCAGCTATCTCAACCTCTAACGTTGTGGGGTTAAAATATGTATTAGTTATGATTATATTTTGATTTGGTTGACCTATAAAAGGTGTTGCATTTGTCTTATTGGAAGGTGAACTACTTGGACTTAAAGTCAAGAAAACAAGATTTGTGTTGTTATCCACATATCTATATCTTATTGATTTTTGATTAGTATTCACCTCATTTGTTATAATTGGTTCACAAAAAAAAGATGAAGTTATCATCCTAAAGAAGTTTGGCACTTTCTGACCATTATTTAAATACTCAACCCTATACCCAACTAATTCTTGGGGAACTTCAAACTTATTTCTAAAATCATCTGGAACATCATCCAGATTTATCACAATACCCTTCACATTTGGCAATGCACTCAAAATACCACAATCATTTATTTTTGTCCTTATTTGTGCTGGTCTTAAATATAATGTATAATAACCAAGTGCTGTAAATTCAGAAGCCGGTAATGTTAAATTATATAACCCTCCCAATATCTCATCAGGATGTTCACTATCAAAGTAAGGTTTCAATATGGTTGTCGCATCCAATCTTTTTTGTGAAATTAAATCTGCCTGATCCCTTGTTGGTGCATACACCATTACTATCTCCACATCTTCAGGGCTTACATCACTAGGTCTAACTGTTCCGTATGTACCAATTGCCATATTATTACATTTTTATTATAAATAGTTTAGTTCTTTATTTATTTGTCAATTTGAAATACCCATATCCATATTTTTCCATATCTTGCAATGTCCTAACCTCTCCAAGTCTCTGCACTTTTTCATAACCTGAATTTTTACCCCTCTCTACAAAAACATTTGAGAAAATCTGGACCTCATCTACTGATTTGAGTAGTGCTTCATTCTTCACAATTGGAACTAATTTAATGGTATCCTTGGTCAATCCTTTACTCTTAACCTCAAATGTTGTTACTCCAAAAGGGTAATCCACATATTTGATATCTTGTATTGTATATCCAGTAAATAAATCATTTATATTTGTCACTCTACCATAAACACTACCATCCTTAATTACGTCAACACCAACTTTGTAGGGTATTTTTCCATATAAAGACAGCTCAATCAAATTTGATTTTGTGTAACCTGTAATAGTTACCTCATTATCATACACATAATCATCAATATCCATTCCCGTATCCCCAGTAAAAATATAATCATAACTTATTGGCGAATCCTTCCAAGGACCCCCACTAGGGATAAACTCTATTGTTCCATTTGGATCTTTACTAACCTTATCTTTATCAAAAGGAATTGTTATAGTCTTGCTAATAATATTTGTTCCAAAATTATTCTTTTGTGTTAATTTTATAACATATTTTGCATTTGTTTTTGGATATGTGTGGCAACTCTTAACACCAATCATAGTCTCAACCTTGCTATTATCCCCCCAGTATATTTCATATTCTGATTCTCTAGTATAGGAATTTAAAATGGATGTGTTGTATATGCAATATTCATATTTGCTTTCAGCACTAAAAATGTAATTTAATGTTGTTTCCTTTTGTTGTATTGCACCATCAAACTCTGAATAATAACCAATATCAATACAATCTTGTGTGAGTAAAATGGGGATTGTAAGTCCTGTTAATGATGATGAACCATTTACCCCACTAGTCAGCAAACTAGTCATACCTGTATAAACACCAAAACTATTACCACTATAAGTAATGTCCTTAACTATGGATGATAATGACTCGGGGGATATTTTAATCTTATATACCATTATTTCTTTGTTACGTATTCATACCATTTCATAGGATTCTTCTTAACCCCAACCTGGGTGTCATCCTTGATGTCATAATACTCATAAGTATAAGTATCATAATTCAAATTTATCTTATAATAAAAATCAAAAACTTCATTCAAATTATATGTATCACTTGTTTTTGATTGACAAACATTTGCCATTCTAGTAAATCCACCAGTCTTGCCATTAAAAAAACTTGCACTAACATAAAAGGTATCAAAATTAAAAATTTCCTTATCCTTCAACCAATAAATGAAAAATCCTTCTGTGTTCTCTGTATAATCCAAAAGATATGTTGGTGTAATAATATTATCTACCTTAACCCCATTACTTGCTTGTAAGATTGTTGTTAGATAAACTTTTTGTGATTTGCTAAATGGCGTATCATAATAATCTAATTTGAAAAAAGAATTATTAAAACTTTTTGAAATTACTTTAACATCTTCCTCAAAACTAATGTTATTTTTTTTTGTAAAATATGTTGAACTCCAATTATCAATTGAATCCAATGTTTTCCCATTATGGAAATTAAAATTTATATTTAAACTATAGTCCATTCCCATTTCCTTAATCTTTTATACATCTAATAGAATACCCATTGTTTGGATCATCCTCTTGAAAATCCAAATTATCATTATTATATTTCAACTGAATTAGTTTCTTGAAATTAAGTCCGCTTCCATTTGTTTGCGACCAGAATGTTACGGTTTCCCCAAAAAAATTAAAATTACCATTATACACTCTTCTTCCTGCTGGATATGCATTAAAACCACTTTCATTTGTCGCCCCATCATTTGGGGAATTCCACCAAACCAAACCTTTTGCCTTCATCTTACCCCCAGCAACACTATTACCACCAAGATAAGTGCTTAATGTGGTTAATTCAACATTTGTTGGCACATGGTATCCAGTAGGACATAACCCCCCAGGATTAGAAGTAGCATACCAGTTATATAGATAACCAAAACAGTTATCAATTGCATTATCATATGATGAATATGCCCCAATCTTTAAATTACTCCAAGTTGTTTTATTTGTAATATATGGAATAGATGCACCATCATTATATCTTGTTGTTCTTAAATTTTCTGTAAGCCAGGTTTGTGTTCCAATGACTACTGAACTATAATAATTACCATCATAATCCCTAATAATATTTGAACCTGAACAAAAATTCACACTTGTTAACACCCCACTTGAATTTATATTAAATACTGTACCATTTGTGCTACTAACATACCAACCTTCAGGTAATATCTCATAACTAGTATCTGTTCCAACATAAATAACATCACCAATCTCTATTTTCTGTGGAGTTCTTAATGTGCTAACAAACAACATCTTACAATCACCTACACAAGTTGTTGGTGATGTTGCACAAAATATTGAATTACAAGCATCCCCACTAGTAGGATGCGTAAACCAACTTCCACAACCACTTGGAGTTGGAGCAGAACCTGCATATATATTAAAATCTGTCATATTTATTAACAATTTTGATTAAACCCAATTAAATTATTTGATGAATAATATCTTAATTCAGTTGGTGTTGGTGTTGGGGTTATGGTTGGTGTCAATGTATTAGTTGGTGTCATAGTTGGTGTTGCATTGGTTGTTCTACTTGGTGTAGGGGTTAGTGTATTAGTTGGAGTTGATGTTGGTGTTGGTTGTACCTCACAATCATCACAACTTTGATTTGTGCAATTACAACCGCACTCTGGTAATATCATATTAAATCCACAACCATTTGATATTAAACCATCATTACCCATATCTTTTCTTGCACATATTTTAAATTCAAGACCATTATCATCTTCTAATATAGTTATTGAATCTTCAACCCCATTGCAATTATAATATGTTGTTGTGCATAATCCCCCAAATGTATTAGCGATAACACTATGGCAAACACATAAATTATTATTACATGTTGGCGTTACTGTTGGAGTTATTGTAGTAGTTGGTGTTATAGTTGGTGTTGGTGTAAATGTTGCACTTGGTGTTGGTGTAAATGTGACACTTGGCGTAGGGGTAGGTGTTGGTGTTGGTGTTGAGGTATTTGATGGATCAGGAAACCCCTCAACCAATCCCTTATGTGTAAAGCGGACAACCTCATAATCAACTATTGCATTTATGGAATTTGTTAAAACTTCCTCACCAAAACTATTTATAGTATCTTGATGCCCAACAATGTCAAAATCCATCTTAATGGGCAAACTAATTGTTAAGTCATTAAGTCTTGGTTGCAATAATCTATATTTATTCACAGTCATCTATTACCGGTTTTACAATTAAAGGATTATCATCATTATTTGTCAATTTTAGAAATTTCTGTTCATAATAATCATATCCCTCTGGAAACAACTTAAAAACATTATTAACAAAAGGATAAAAGGAATTATTTATAAATGGATAATTAACACCATTATTATTCTCATCAAAAAATCCAACACTATAAATATCCCTCCACCTAAATTGCCCATCAACAGTTGAATAAAAAGCATAATTTGGTATAATATCTGCCAAGTTTTTATCCACCGTTTCAACATAATCTGAAAATGCTTTTAATTGCAATTTATTGTGGGGTTTATAATAATATCCTTTCTCATTATCATTTATATCAAATATTGGTGAATGTTTTATCTTATAATAAAAATCTGAAATAACTCTTTCTATTTGCTCATATTCATTATATTCACAAAAATCACCATCAAATTCAGTTGGGGTTACATAATAAAAGAACTCCTTATTATCATTATCAAAGTAAGAGGTTGTGCCTATATTACTATTAGATTTTGGATTCTTACTGTCCCACCATACCTTATTATTTTTAAGAATGTTAAAACCCCAACCTTTCTTCATCCTACCATCCTTTGATGCAAAAAACCCAGATTGCCCTTTGAAAACAATTGTCAAATATAATTCAGTTAGAGGTCTATTATGATTATCTACAACTCCATCAATATTTATTTCATTCTGTAATGTAAAATTATAAGCATAATTTGATTCTTTTATATAACCTGAAGATTTCTCATTATTATAACTCAAAATACTCTTGCCATCAAAAACACCCCTTTGAAACCCAGATTTTGTAACAATCAATTTGTCACCCCCATCAATAACCTTATGCTTTCTAATATAATATTTTGAGGTTGTTTCCCCAGAATTGCCCCCAATAATAACACGTTTTAATGTGTTTGGAACATTTGATTTAATCTGGTTATTAACATTAAGAATATTGATAATATATTTCTCTGAACCATAAGAATAATCACCAAATGAATATACATCATACACAACGCCATTTATCAAAACACTTTCCCCCTCCTTAATGTTATGCTCAATGCTACAAGTAAGTTTCACCATGTTGAACCCATTTATCACTACTTGAAGGCCAATAAATGGTATTCCATCTTCTGCAACCCAATCATAGAAGATATCTCCCATTTTGATGTTAAGACTTTGCTTACTGTCCCCACTATAAGGATAAGTCAAATAATAATTCCAATTATAGTTAAATGCTTTTGATGTATCATAACCAAATGCTGTTAAGGTGGGGGGTCTAAAAAAATCAAATTCATATGCTTGAAGCAACCCCTTCTTCACATTTTCATCTTGCAAATAAACTAAATCCAATAATGGATATATTAATTCGTTTCTATATTTACTAGTTGTAATGCCAGAATATGAATTATTATATGTGAAATTTATGTTAAAAACTGGTCTTATCTTAAATGATTTGTTCTTTTCTTGCTCATATAAATTCTTTAAATCAACATTAACATCCCTATCAAACTCAATGAGTTCTTTCCTTGTTGATTCCAACTCAATTGATATCTGTGCATTATCATCATCAGATACCTTATTCTTATACACACTTGGAACAATATTATACTTATTCATTTAAATATTTTGTTTTAAACTTATCCATAGCAGAAAATCCCTTCTTAATACCAAAATAGAAATGAAATGGCGCTCCAACTATAAAAGATTTAGTAAAATTATTATCGTCTTTATTATATTTGCCATCTTTTTGTGCAAAAATATAACCCCTATCATTATTATAACTCAAATCATAAGATGAATCTGAAAAGTAATCTGTTGTTGTATAATTTTTCACACTTGAAGGATTATTTGGCTTAATACGTTCAAGAGATTGGTATCTTTTATTCTTAATATCTGTTTGTGCTGTTCCCCAATTATTCTTTTCAGTTCCAAAAATTGTTCTTGAAGTTTTATCCAAATTCCAAGAATAAAATGGCACATCTTGCGACTTATTTCCATAATTTTCTATAACTAAAGTATTTGTTTCCCCTCTCCTAAAATTAACTCTACCTGGGGTGATATGGTCTTTTAATTGCAAATCGGTTTGTGATGATGAATAGAAGACACCCATATAGTTTTTATCTTTGCTATTAGAACTCTTTTCACTAAAAATTATAGTTGGTGAATTATCTGTTTTAAACTCATACAATTCTGGTGAAAATTTAACAACACCAAATTCAGAGTTGATTGATAATAATTGAGCCAAATCCCCATCTATCTTTTTCCCATCTCGGCTAAAAAATGAATTTAAAACCCTTTCGCTCCTTAAAAAATTAGAATCCAATATCCTACTAATAACAAAAAAATTAACTAAATCAGAATTATCATAATGACTTGTGGGGTTGATTGAATTCACAACATAACCATAACTACTAAAATTATTAAATGATGCCTCCTGCCTATTCTTAACACCTAAATTAACAATTGTAGTTGGATACATCAAGTTATAATTATTTAACCTAATATTACTATTACTATCTTTTGTATTATTATTATTACCAACAAATTTAGTATCATAATATGGTGAACTTCTATAATAAAAATTATTTGTATCTTCATCATAATAAACCAAGTCTTTGCAATATTCAGGATTTGCCCTGTTTGTGTTTACCCTAAAAGAAAACATAAATAAAGAACCATTTACCCAGTTGTTTACAAATGTTTCAGAAATAATACCTCTACATATTCCATAATTCAATTTAAATCTAAAAATCCATTCACGAAAAGCAACAAAATCTTTAAGTAAATCAAGTATTGGTCTTCTAACTAATTGGTAACACCCATCCTTTATATAAGTTTCTTGATATTTTTTTGATGTACATTCCTCATTTATTGTTAATTTACCTGCAACATTTGAATAACAAGAGTATGGGACCAATTTATTGCATAAATTAAATGTATTCAATACATCCGAAGCATTTGGTAAACCAGAAATATCATATCCACCTATACTAGCATCAAAAAGTGGATTGGATTGAAGAGACACCCCCTCACCCTGTGAAGATTTGGGGTATGTGTAAATCCTAAAATTATTATTCTGTTGTAATACACCAACACTATTATTAATCCAATTCTTCCCATCTAATCCATCTGATGTTGGAAGTCTATCTGTTCTTAACACTACCTTATTATTAGCACGTAATAATTTTCTATCTTTCAACTCAAGATGCGAACTATATGAAAAATATAACATTAATTTTGGTTGCCTAAATAACATCCCCACAAGATCAAAAATACCAAGAAGATAAATTAAATCAGTTGTATCCCCATCATATTGGTTATTATCTTTCACATTACCAATTCCATTCATATAAGTACCACCATTAAAATCCAATCTTGATAAATTGTATTTTGAATCAAGTAAACTACTTGGTGTGTTTTTTGGGAAATATTTATCTGTACCGGCACGTTCACCATTTTGTATAAAGAAATTATCATCCACATCAAATGGATATGCTTTTGTCCAGTTTTTTAAGAATTTAACTCTAAAATCATTAAGTCCTAATTTTGATATTTGTTTCCTTGTTATTGGACTTCTATTATTTAATATACCAGCATAATATGAAATAGCATCTGTTTTGTATGGTGCATAATCTTGTCCAGGTTCAAATACATATGAATCAAATGAAATATCATTTTGGTCTGTTAATGTTTGTATTGTTAAATTATTACTATAAATGCTCCCATTATTGAAATCATTAAGTTTTTGTATTGGTATATTTAATTTGGTATTAATAGTGAAACTAACTTGATCCTCATTGTCATAACCAAAAATCTTACCTAGTCCATATTTGTTTGTATATTCAGGTGAATATGGATCCACACCCCTCTGTATAACTAAAACATATTGATTTTCTATATTTTGAAAGTATTCAATTGGGTTATTTATAATCAACTCATCCCCAACAACAGCTTGATTCCCCAATTTAACCCTTAATACTGCAGGTGATGTTAATACACTTGGTAAATAACCTTTTTTTGTTTTGTCTGACATTTTAATATAATCAAAATATGTCATACCTGTCAATACTTGGAAGTATTCCAAATCAGAAGCATAGTAAGATGTGTTAGTTATTCCAGTTAAAACTGGTAATGTGTATGTTTTTGTTTCATCAGTATCTTGCGTTGCGGCATATTTAACAGTTATAGTTTTATTTTGTTCAGTTATTTTAATAGAACCTGGTTTCCCAAAAAGAACCTCCCCATCTACTGTTGTAGCACTATATTTGAAATTTGTATCTTTTGACAAACTACTATTAACAAAACTTAATAACTCCCCTGTCTCAATTAAAACATCAGATAAAACAACAATAACATTGTCATAATGATAAGTCCCTCTATTTAAATTATTTGCAAATGAAACTTTTATTTTATTTTTACCAGAAAAATAATTATCTCTCAAATTAAAATAATTAATTCTTTCACCAACTGGTAATGTTTCACTATAAACTGAAAAATTCTTTGCAAAGGTAGATAACATATATTTGTCAGACCTTGGCATTTTGATGTCTGTTTCACCAACATTTTTAGGTTTCACACCAGATGAGTTTGTTGTCCTACCCGCAATAGCTTGTGTTAATGCAAAAAGCATTAATGGTTTATCTTCTTCATACAAAGTATCATCTACATATTTTTTATCTTCTCTTTCAACAATATCTTTTAAATTAGTCCAATTAAAGTTTTGAGAAAAATTATCATAATATAAAGTATTATTTGATAATTGTGATAATAACCCATTATTTTGATTTGACCCCTCCAATTCAACATCCACTTCTTCAATTTCACAATCACAAAGTTCACAATTTGGATATGTTATATTAGGTAAGTGTATTTTTTTTATTTTTCTTCTTATTATTTTTTTAAAATTTTTTATGAGAAATATATTCAATACTGTTAATGCAACCAATTCTGCAATTTGTATAATTGCTTGTCCAAACAAAAATGCACTAAACATTGGACTAAGTGGATTTAAAGTTGCAAGAGTAATTCCTGCTTCTGTAAAGTAATATAATATAAAGTTAATTTGTTTAGCCAATAAAAAATTAACTAAAGTAAGTATTGCTGGTAGTAGTATTACACCAAAAAAGTTCCACAAAAATGCAACCAAATGATATCCAAATATTAAAGGAATATTAATAAATTGCAATATTTGTACAATAAGGGAAAATAAAAAATATAGTAAATCAAAGTTCTTAACCCCATCGTTAACTGGATACTTATTAACATTTTGCTCACAACTTCTATCTGAAATTTCTTTTATTCCTATAAATTTACCTTGTGATGTGCCGCCTTGATACTGATCAACCAACCCCGCAACTGTATATACCTTATTATATTCAAATTCATAAAAAGTATCTTCACACCTTATTGCAGCATCTTTATTTGTATATCCATCCCAATCCAAACCAAAATAATATGAACCTGCTAATTCTTTTTTTCTACTATCAATAGTAGAATTAATAGGATCACTACTACCCCCAATATTCCAACCATACTCCTTAATGTTTGGTACTAAAAAATGTGCTTTTCTTGAGGTGTCTGTTGAGTTATCAACATCCTGCCATTTTACCTTAAATCTATATTTACCTTTTGTTGGTATTCCTATTTTCTCATCATTTGTTATTATCTGATTTCCGTTTTCATCTGTAACAACATAGTCCAAATTCATAGGTAATTCAACAACCCAAGCACCATCCCCATCTATAACTCTACCATTATTACCTAATTCATATTGTTCAAGAATGGGCAAACCATTTTCATCAAGATTTTTTGTTTGCCTTATTGCCAATATTTGACCAGGACCGGTTTCAAGTTGGCACAAATTACCCATACTTTCCTTTACTCGGCAATTAATTCTTACACTATCTATATTACTTGTTCCAAATATTGAACCAATGAAAATAGATGTTGGCTGTATATCAATATTAGCATCATCCCTTAAATCAAAATCAACCCTATTTATGGTTGAATCACAAGTTTCAGGATTACCCCAAAGTGGGGATATGGTAATACCTTTTGATAAAGAAACAATCTGCGGCAAAGAATTTAAATCTGATGATTTTTGAAATGAATTACCCTTAAATTGCGCTTCTGTTGCCCTACCCATTCTAATCAAATCTTGGGGGGTCAATGAATATTCACCCATATCTGACAAATCAAGATCCATTAGTATGGTATAACTTCCAACAGGAACACCAAATATCATGTAATCCCCACTTGAATTTGTCTTTACTGTATATTTGTAATACTTCTCATATACCTCAATGGCTTGACCATCAAACATAACATCATTCAATGAGGGAAATGTTCCTGTTGCAACATGCCCAGGATATGATGGTTCATATGGTAATAAGTTATACCTATAACCATCCTCATTCTTATCATTTATTGACTTATATGGATATATTGAGGTGATTAACTCATTATTCTTGTCCTCTTCACTTAATGGAATAAAAATTGAAATCCTAGCATTTGGAATACCAAAACCATTATTTGCAGTAACTCTACCCGCAACAACTCCATAGTTTGCACAATCTAATGTATAAACATCTGATTGCCTTATTTTGAAAGATAAAATCTCAAGGAATTCAATATTTTGGTCTAACTGAAAATTGACAACCTTATCTTGACCAATTTCAGTCCTAATTCTAAAACTATTTTGCATTTTATTCTTTATTGTTTATAAATATTTTATTATATGTTATTTATAAAAGAATAAAGAATATCCCCACAAAATAAATAATTTAAATAATGGTCAATCCATTATTTGTCTTCACCTTTACTGTTATATCTCTTTCTGGATACCTTATATGATATATCTCATTTGAGTCAGCATAGATAGTTTCATCAGTTGCACGTATAATTCTATTTGATGCTGGTGGATAATACCCAACAACTGGCTCACCACCAGAATAGTTGCCCCCAACCAAATTTTTGAATACAATAGCTGACACAGTAATCACCCCATTCAAATTCTGAATACTGCTCTTTATCTCAGATATATTTATGTCCTTACCCAACTGAATGTTCTGTGGTATGAAATAATTATTTATTGTTGAAATAATGTTATTAACAATATCTTTTGATGCAAACCCTGCTGATATGGTAACAGCCGCCTCAACACCAACATCTATAACTTTTGCAGATGAAACAACAATATAATCATTTATCATCCTATAATTTGATAAATAATTTGCAATATTGTCTGTCAAAAATCTTGAATTATCACTAATCAATTTCCCATTTGCATCATAAGACAAAACAAGAACTTGTATTTTATTATCAACCTCTTGAACTGATACTTTTGCTGGTGCACCAAATTGTGGTGGCATATTACGTATAATTGATTCATAATCATTTATGGTAACTGCTCTTTTCTGTGCTGCAAAGTTAAATGATACAAAATTCCTAACTTCTTCTGTACTTGGCAATCCTGCTCCACCAATAGCTGGAAATAAATTATTAACTCTTAGTGAGTTAATTACAGCTGACTCTTGTGCTGGATTTCCTGCATTCAACCTAAATGAATTAACCCCAATCTGATTAATTGTATTTGGTCCAAGATTTGTATTTAATCCACCCCCAACTCTATATTGAACAAATAATGTACTATTTGGTTTCAATGTTCTACCCAATGAGAAATTATTCAAATAATTCTGTAATGTAGGTAATTGCCCTGTTGTTGTGAATTGGTTTAACTGTTCCATTGCTGTATTAACCCCATTACCAAATGTAATCTTCTTAAACCCCTCTGATGTAAATTCACTTATAAAACGATTATCTGTTTGAATATACTTTCCAACCTTTATACCTGCATTTCCTGTATCTTTTGTTGGGTCAATAATGAAAACCCTATCCTCTGCCAATGAATCAACCTCATACCATTTATTTGCATCTCCAATGAACTCTGATGATGGGGGAATTGTATTTATTTGTCCATCTTTTAATAACACACTTGTAATCCCCAAAACATTCTTGTCTGGTAAAAATAATTCAAAAAATGGCCTAACATCAGATGCTGTAATAACTCTCTTAAAAACCTTTGTAACACCATTGATAACTGGTTCACGTTTTGTTAAAGTATAACTAATAATATTATTATTTAATTTGTTTGGTATAACTGTTCTATTTGCAAGACCTTGACCATCATAATCTGATGAAAAATCAATATCATTTATGCTTTCAAAAATAACACCATTACCCAAGACTTGTGCACCCCTTTCAAGAACCCCAGCATAACTTGCATCAGGCTTATCTCCAAATGGGGGGACAGTTATTGAAAAATCACACAAGGTCAATGAAGGTCTTTGTCCTGGTATTTTTAAACCATAAGTTCTTGCTATATTATATATAGAAGACTTTTGTTGGGCGTATTGTAAAACTGTTTCTTGCAAACTCCTGTCAATATGATAATGTAAATTATCTGCAACAGCAGCATTCAAATCAAGGAAAACAGAGAATATTGAAGCATCATTAAAATCATTTATTAAATCAGGATAATATGTTCTAACATAATTTAATAATTCAGTTCTTATGCTCTGAAAATCCCTAACACCATATGATATCTTTCTATCTGACATATTATATATTTATTACAACAACTTCACTACCTGAAAAACTATTATTGTTTGTAGTGTATTCTATTTTTATTTTTGCAGTATTCTGATATGTACCATTCCCAGGTGAACGATAAACCTTGTCCCTGGATGATAATCCAACATCATCAACACTTAACCTATCCCCTTGCACCTCCTCATTCTGATCCAAAGGTTCAATGATTATCTTATTTATAACCAAATTTGGTATATACTTTGCAACAGAATCTCTAATATCTGTTTCAATAACATCAAATGACACAACATCTAATGGTTCAAATAGAAATTCATATAATCTTGTTCCAAAATCTGGAAGGTAATACCTACTTCCCTTTCTTGTTAATAACAAATGCAATAAAGATGCTCTAATCTCATCTGAAGCAGTTTCTGTCATCTTTAAGGCATCCCCACGAAGTGAAGTGTCAAAAGGAAATTCAACACCATATGTAAAACCTTCAGCCATTATAACTCATTTAAATATAAATATATCTTTTTCACAAATTTTGAAATTAATTTAATCTATTGTATATTTATATAAAAAAAACTATGAAAACTTTAAGGCTATCAGAAGCTGGTTTATCCAGACTAGTTCAAAAAATTGTTGAAGAAAAAGGAAGTGAAGGCCACTTTATGGATTATCATGCTGCTGGTAAAGCAAAGACTGGTAAAAAAGCACTATCTATGATTAAAAAAATCACAGATAAACTTTCAACAATGAAAGATAAATTTGATAATAGCAATTTTGCTTTTAGTGAAGCTGATGTAAAAAAACTTGAGCAAATTTATGATACCCTAAGTGGTAAATAATTTTTGAGCAAAATTAGTAATAAAAACCCCCGAATCTAAATTAATAGACTGGGGGTTTCTTATTTAACAAATTGAATCTATGCCTCGCAACTAACACATTCATTTATATTCCTTGCAAATGACTGTGCTGAACTTTGACTAAACTGATAATATAAGGTCTTAACCCCCTCCTCATGTGCATACAAATATAATTGATTTATATCTTTTGCTGGAACTGATGGATGAATCATCAAGTTAAGTGATTGTGATTGGTCTATATATTTCTGTCTCTGTGCTGCTTGTAATATAAGTTCTTTTGGTGATATCTCAATGAATGATTTAAAAACCTCTTTGGTTGGGAAATCCAAGTGTTGCACTGATCCATCTTTCTTCAAAATGCTCTCCCATGTTTCTGGTGTATTTAATCCATATTTATCCAATTCAATTTCCAAAAATGGATTCTTATAAATTGTTTTTGATTTTGCCAAATCTTTAATAAAATAATTTGATTTGATTGGTTCAATACCCATACTTACCTGTCCTAGAATAAACGAACTTGACTTGGTTGGTGCTATGGCTATTAAGGTAGTGTTAGCATATCCATCTCTTAAACATCTATATCCCTTCTCTTCATATAAATATTTTGAAGCCAATTCTGATTTCTCTTTAATTAGTTTAAATATTTGATGATTTAATTGCTTTGCCATCAAAGATTCAAATTGAATTAATTTGGATTGGAATAATGAATGATAACCTAAAACCCCCAAGCCAATTGCTCTATGCTGTGATGCAAATCTATTAGCCCTTTTCATACCAGCCATTTTACCTGACTTCAATATAAATTCATCCATAACAGCATTTAAGAACATTGTATAAACCTCAATTGCATCAGTCTCAATTATCTCATCCCAATGAAGTAAATTCAATGAACCCAAACAACAAACAAAAGAATTTAATGAATCTGTTGGCAGTTGAATTTCAGAGCATAAATTTGAAGCAGTTATATCCATACCCAATTCTTTATAGGGTGTATTGTTGTTTGAATTATCCTTGAACATAATATATGGAAAACCAAACTCATTACGTCTTTGAATTATCTTTGCCCATATCTTTCTCTTGGTTGGGTCCCCCCCCTTCATATCATTAATCCAATTATCTGTAACTGTAATTCCATATTGCAAATTCTGTATAGGATTACCTTCTGTTCCAATATCCAGGAACTCCATAATATCATCATGCTCAACTGGTAGCCAGACTGCACATGCACCCCTTCTTGCCTCTGATTGCTTACAAACATCAACAACTGTATCATATACCCTTGCATAATGAACTGGGCCATCTGCTGTACCACCTGTTGATATCTTACTACCCCTGGCTCTAATATTTCCTAAGTATGCACTTGTTCCACCACCATATTTTGACATCATACCAATTTCTCTTCCAGCATTCAAAATGCTATCTAATGTATCATCAATGTTTGATCCATAACAACTAATAGGTAATCCTTTTTCTTTACCAAAATTAATCCAGACTGGTGTTGATAGGCTGTAAAAACCCCTTGCCATATAATCTTCAAACTTAATAGCAAACCCATCAATTTTTAAATATTCTTCCGCTTTATTTGCAATATCTTTAATCCTTTGCTCGGGGGTTTCATTTATATACCCCCTTGATAAGAAAAGCCTACTCTCATCATTTAACCAATAATATTTTTCTTTATTCATTTTTTTGTTTTTTAAAATAAATCATCTTCTGTTATGCTCTTGCTCTTTTTATTATAATCAACTGATTTCTTATAAAAAAAATCTCCCTCCTTTGTTGATAAAATCTCCACATCAAACCATAATGTCTTCTCAATCTCTGTAAAATCAACTTCAAATACTGATTTCATCCCAATTCTATTTAATGAATTATTAAATCTATTTTGAATGAAATGTTTAATTGTATCTTTTGATAAAAAACTTAATTCACCATTCTCAAATATCCAATCCAATATTCCACATTCAGCTGCATATGCTTTATGACAAGCTGACACAATCAACGCTTCAAATTCTTCGTCAAACCATTCTGGATTTTCTTCTTTGATAATGTTGATAAGTTCTGATCCAAAATTACCATGGATTTCTTCCTCCTTTGAGGTAGCTTCAACCACATTTGAAATACCTTTGAATAGATTTTTCTCCTTGTTGAAGGACATCATAATCAAGAACTGACTAAATAAACTTACATGTTCAATAAACAAGGAAAATAATAATACAGACTTTGTGTACATTTTATTCTCTTTACTCCTTGTCCCATCTAAATATTTTGCCAAATAACTGATTCTATTCTTTATAGCAGGAATTTCAATAACAGTCTGGAACTCATTCTCCAATCCAAGAATTCTTAATAATTGAGCATAAGCATCCTTATGACGAACTTCCGAGTTTCCTGAAATTAAAACTTTGTCATTATATCTAGTCACAATACATCCAGTAGGAACTGTAACACAATAGATGTTACCATCATAATCTTCAATGGTAGGTTTATCAGTTATAGAAGAAAAGGTGTTAGTTTTTACAAAACTTACATTGTATATATCTTTATCATTAGTTATATCAACTACATACCCAGCAAAAATACCTATAACTTGCAAATTATCTGCAAACAATTTACTAATAGTTTGGTGTTTAATAACATAATCACCATTCTGAGTGTCACTATCAAGTTTAGACCCCTCCAATTTTGTTAATTCATAAATAAAAGAATTGCACCACTTTTCAGATTTATCTGATAAATCAATACAATCAAAGTTTCCAATATTAATTTTATCATCCAAACTCAACTCATCCACACCCTCATTAACAAATTTACCAGAAAAAGGCAATTTCATATCACTACTAAATTTACCAATATCTTTTATAGCCTTCTTTATAATATTACCACTCCTTGTTTTGTAGTAGATATTATGGTTGGGGGTTAGTAATGCATTATATGTTTGGTTCTCAATCCTATGCATCTTTCCCTTGTAAGGTTCATTGATAATATTACTTGGTAAAACAGATGTCATTGTATTGGTTTCTAAATCATATTGAATAACCTCTGTATTATTATCAATATCCTTAAAGTTAACCCAACCTTTTGGTGTTAATATTTCAGTTCCCTCACCATGACATTCGGCAAAAGTCATACCAACATCACCAATTTCAGTTATTGGCATCCTCTTATACAAGTCAGCCCAGAATGTTTTTACATTTACCTCAATTTGAGCAATTGCCAACATTGACCTTTTAATAACCTCCCTCTCCTCATTTGATATCTTTGTTTTATAATCATCAATATCAGTTGTGAAATTGAATTCAGAGTGTATCCAGTATGAGTGTCTAATTGCATCCTTATATGCTAATAAGGATGGATATTCATAAGGCAAAATGTTTATCCTCTTTTCAAAAATGTTCTTCATATATTTTTTTTTATTGGTTAAGATAAATATGAAACCAGGTTATAAAAGTATTCAATTTTGATTATAAAATCAAATTTTTATAAAAAATTGTCATTGCTATTTTTCTTAACCAATAACTCCTTAATCCTTTCTTTCTTACGTTCCACTTGTTGTTCCTCAAACCCCAAGAATGTTGCTGTAGTATCTGTATCAATTTCAAGCATTTCATTATCAAACTTGCAATTCTCAAACACAATACCATCTTTACCAATCCTTGACTTGGTTATTGCCACAGTTGCCAAATTCATCTCTTTCTGTTGCAAACTCTTTGCAATACTAATAATAACATGGCCAACCTGGGCTTTCTTTATTGACCCCCCCATTTGGTCATTTGTTACCACATTTGCAGAAATAGATGAGTTGTGTGTGTAAATGTCATTGGCATAAAACATATGGGTGTCATCAACAGTAATGTCAATTGTATCCTCTTCACCTACCAATTCAATTGATTCAATTTCATCTAAAATAAAATCATTCTTGTTTAAAATTTGTTCCATTTTTTAAAAAATTTAAGCAGTTATTTATTACAAAATCTTTATTACTCATATATTCAGATTCCTTGACCCTTTTAACAATATAACCTTTTTTAACCAAAAAATCATCTCTATTGCTATCTATCTTTTTTTGTTCATCTTTTGAATGCCAGTAATCCCCATCAAATTCTATTATTTTATTACCTAATTTAAAATCAACACTTATTATAGTCATATTATTCTCCCAAACATAAAAAACATACTCATTATTTAGTTCGTAAAAATAACAATTTAACCTATCATCATTTTCTAATTTAGAAAAAATACCCCAAAATAAATCTTGTGAAATTTTTGAATACTTATCTTTGAATACAGAGATTTTTGCCATCAAAAATTCTTTATACTTAATCTCCCCATCAAATTCCCCGTATTTTTCAATAAAAAATTCTTTGCTTTGTGAAAATTTTATCTTGGATATAAAGTCATCATATCTAATTTTACCATCAATATCACCATATCTATCTATAAATGAGTTTAAAGTTGTTTTAACCATACTAACACAATACTCATCCCAAAATTTTAACCCCTCTGTCTTCCCATATTTATCAATATAGTATGTCAAACTAAACCTATATGATTGCCTTTGATTCCTATCATACCATTTCTTATAACCTAATTCAACACCATATCTATTTTGATATTCAGGTAATGTCCTCCCATTCCTATATGGTCTAATTTTTTTGTTTTTAGCCATAGTTGCAATTTTGGAATTTAATGTGTTTTCCCATCTTTTTCTACCCTCTTCTTCGCCATATCTCTCTATTGCTGGTTTTAAGCCATATGAAACAGCTTTTTTATTTCTTTGTTCCCATTTTTTTGTGCCAAGATCAATTCCATATTTTTTTATAAAGTTATTTTTATCCATCTTAACTTTATCTTTATATTCATCTTGTTTTATTTTCCAATTATCCCCGTATCTTATTTTACAAGCATACTCACTAATGGCATCATTTTTTAACTTTCTAACAATAACACCTAACCTACCTAACCATTTAGATTCAACATTGTTTAATATGAAATCACTTATATTTAGTAATCTATTTTTTATAGAATTAGTATCATAATATTCTATAATTTTATAAATTTCACAATATTGATTTTTAGTTATCAAATGTTTAACTTCTTTAATTTTCTTATAATTAAGAAATTGTTCAATAGTAATTACCCCCATCTAATTTTATTTTAATATAAATATCACAAATGTTAAATAAGTTAGATGGGGACACAATTATTTTTTAATAAAAAGTGTATTACCAACAGACAATCCACTGTCAATGGATAAGAAACCCCCACCTAATGTTGGAAATTTGTGTTTTGCTGACACTTTTATTTCCTTTCCATTTTTTGTCTTAATTCTATAAACAGGCTGTTTCTCAATAGGGAATACATAACTAATTTCTTTATATCCTTTATGTGTTAGAATATTATCTCCAACAACAACATCCTTTATTTGAATCAATCCTTTATTCTCAATATCCACAATAGTATCTAAAGAAACACAGCGATTTCCTTGTGTACCTAACCATCCAGCAATATTTAATTCATGACACATAGCCTCAAAGTGTCTAATAACTGATCCTTCATTCTTCCACTCATCATTACCTTGTCTATCTGGAACAACACAATCAATATAATCCAAAACAACCAAATCAAGTTTAATACCATCAGCAATAATCTTTCTAATTTGATTCTTAATTTGATTCATTGTCAATGTGTCAGATGGCAATTTCTTTAAAATCAACTTATTTGTATGAGTTTCTTTTATATTATTAACAGTTTCATAAACAACATCCTTATGATTTGGTAATTCATCTGGGGATATTTTTGTCCAAAGAGTAATGTGTTTTCTCTGAATAATTTTTGGATTATCTTCAAAAAAGATATGTAGAACATTATAATTGTTATTGAATGCTGTGTTTGCAACCAAGGTCAATAGAGTTGATTTACCAATACCTGGACCTGCAAATATAATACCAACCTCACCTTTGGCTAACCCCCCCTTTAAGAGAACGTCTATGCCCTTTACACCCATTGGTATGGGGTGTCTATAATCCTCATCCAATACACCCACCAAGTCATTAAAAACCTCAAAACCGTTTGATTCCTTAACACCAACTTGCAAGGCATATCTTAATAACTCCTCAAGTTGATCATAAGATTCAAAGTCACCCTCATTAATGACTTTCTGTGCCTTTTCCAAAACAATCTTAACTTCTTCTTGTTTGCAGAATTTAAGTGCTTTTTCTTGAACAAGTTCAACACCATCTAATGGCGCTGAACTTATTTTAGTTATAGTGTCAATCACAATCTTCAATGCCAATTCTTGTGATATTTCAGATTTGGCAATCATATTTAGTGTTTCAAAGTTTGGGGCTGCATCATATTTCTTATGATACTCCTTAATCATTTGTATGATTAACTTAAAATACTTATTCTCAAAATAAGATATTTTAATAAAATCTAATATGGCTCTTGCAAATTCCTTATCTAAAATAATCTGATTGATTAATTGCAACTGGAACGTCTGACCCAGGTAATCAAAATTCTTTGACATAAAAATAAAGATTAATGGTTAGATAATAAATTTTTCTCTAAATACTGATGTGTTAAGTTTTGGTTGATTAGGATATTTGTCAAATCCTTCAATGAATCTTTAATGAAATGGCGAATATCAACAGTATATCTAACCTTTGGTGGATATAACTTCCCATCAACTATTCTATGGGATACAACTTGGTCTCCAATTTTTACATAAATGTTGAATAATTCAGCTTCATCTGTTGATGAGGTCTCCATAATTGAAGGGTCATACAAAATACTCTCTTTGTTCTCAACAAGATACCCAATTGATTTCATCTTTAAGTATTGTGTCAAATCCTCTGAAAAATACTTGACAAACTCATAGAGTTCAAAAGAATCCTTAGCATCAGGATTGATACCCTTAATGTTTAAAAACCTCTGAACAATAATGTTGTTGTTCAATGTTAGCAAAAACTCCACCTTTGTTGTTTCACTCTGTCTCATAATAGTTTTTTTTGTTGTTAAAATTTTTTCTCTTTTCTACTTAATTTCATAAATGGCTTAACAAAATCAACCCAAGCATCATCCCTTTTTGGTAAGAATTTAAAAAACCCATCATCCCTCATTAACTTCAATAAGTTTGTATAACTCCTATCAGTTGGGTCTAATCTCTCACTATAAATTTCATAAACCATTGTCTTGCCTTCATCTGTGATTAACGGATTTCTTAAATCAATTATTTTTCCTGTCTTCTCAAAAAACTCATCCCCAACCAAACCAGATTTGCTAATTCCAGATAATAGATTACTCAATGTCTTGCTCTTTGTTTTTTCAAACAATACTTTTGCCTCATCTAAAACTTCTTGTAAGGTATAATCTCTCTTATCAAAATTAGGAAAAAATGTCTTTAATTTCTTCTCACCAAAATTTGTGATGCCATAAATGTTGTCAGATGTATCACCAATCAATACTTTGTAAAGATAAACATTATTATGCGGAATATCAATGTTTTTGAAATGAATTAAATCCCCTTTTTTGGAATATGTTTTTGATACAGGGGAAAATAACATAACATTCTCACCAATCAACTGGGTCAAATCCTTATCCCCAGAAAAAATAATCATATTCTCATCCTTTGCAATATGAGTGTATTGTGCAATCAAATCATCTGCCTCATTTTGGTCAACTTGGCATTGTCTTACAAAAACTTCCTCAAGATATTCTTTAACCCTTTCCCTTTGGTATAGGTAAGATTCATATTTATGATCATCCAAAGAAATTCTACGATTCTCTTTGTATCTTGGATAGATGTTTTTTCTTATTAGTGAGTTTTCATTCCCATCCCAGAATACAACAACTTTATCATGATTATGTTTCTCAAGAAATAATCTAATTGTATTTAGAAAATGGAAAACCCCACCAATATGTTTGCCTTCAGAATAAAATTCACGAACGCCATGAAAACCAATTGTAAATAAATTGTTTCCATCTATTAGTAGGGTTTTCTTCATATTATTCAAAAATTATAGTTTCCTCTTCTTCCTTTTCAGAAAAAGTAATATCCCCATCCCCAGATAAAATACCATTCCAGTATTGAGAATATTCTTTCTTATACTTTTCAATGGATTCCTTTGTATCTGGCAAATAACCTTGTGGAACCGCCAATATCTTTCCATCTTTATATGCTATACCAGTGACATGGTTCTTCAATATGGATACTTTTGTCCTAATTGCATAGGAAACAGTCCTTCCATTCTTTGTTGCTGTTATATGGTTAATACCAGCATTCTTCTGATTTCCAAATAAGAATATTAATGAAGATGCCAACCATAAAGCCTCACCACCTTTTGCTTTGATTGTTGGTTGTCCAAATGGCGAATCTGGTAATTCTACCCAAGGTTGATTGATTACTACCATTGTGTTATGGTAGGGGTATTCTTCTTTCTTTGATTTTGAAATCCTTGAATGTAATCCCATTCCAACCTTATCTGCAAGAACTGCTGCATTATGCATTTTACCCCCCTTGCCATCATAAGTCATCTTGCAAGGTATTGATCCAATACTATCAATTAAGAATAAAACAGAATATGGTAAATCCCCCTTTTCCTGGGCATCCAGAATCTCATTGATGAAATCTGTCATCTGTTCAATATAATCAAATGAATCATTAAAGATAAAATCACCATCCCATTCACCCTCATCATTAAGTTCAGCATTCAATCCCAATTCAACAGCATGGGTCCAATTCCACTTCTTTTCTGTAATAATGAATATAGGTAAATGACCTTTCTTTTGGGCGTCGGCTGCTGCCAATATCATTGCTGTTGTCTTACTTGTATTGGAATGTCCTAAGAACATATTAATACCACCCATTACTGGACCAGGAACACCACAAGCATTATAAAAAGCATCACCACATGAATAATAATCCTCTGGTTTATATTTTGTTTTTGTAGAAAACTTTTCCTTGATAGCATCCACACTGGTTTTTGCTACCTTTTTCTTTATTCCTGCCATATATTTTTTTTGATTTTAAAAGAGAGATTTTTTGCTCAAAGTATTGTTTTATGGTACTTTTTGCAAAAAATCTCTTTTAGGTTAATTAAAATGGTAATTCATCATCACTATACTCCTCTTCAACAACAACACTTGTTTGTTGAACTGTTGCATTTTTAGCAACAGTTGCCCCACCAAATGATGCCTCTGAATTTGAACTATTCAGATAAACATATTTACCTTGGGAATCATCCCATCTTGGGGATTCACCTCTTGAAATTGCTTCAAGATATTCTAATGGTTTCCTGCTATAAACATCTCTCCATGTTGATTCATCATTTGCCCATTTCTTTGCAAGATTCACATCTGTTGATAATGGTGTTGGGTCATCATACATGATTGTTGAAACAGTTGTGTATTCCTTACCTTTTGGACTTTTTGATTTAACTAATTCAATAATTAAATCTCTTCCTGTATCCATATCAGATATATCCCCCTTGTTTCTAAAGATTGGAATAATCTTATCAAGAATACCATCTTTCTTGTAATTGTGCTTGAACCTCCAATATTTTGGCCCATCTTGTTCATTGTCACGGTCAATTACCTTAACAACATAGAATAATTTGGCTTTATAATCTTTTGCCAATTCGTCATCATCCTTTCTCTTTGTTGCTTTTAGTGCATTATACACATCAGCCAATGGAGATGCTTCATTGTCATTTCCTGCTGGGTCATAAATCTTTTGGTAGTAACCACCAACTTGTAATTCATGAAACCAAGCCTCCTTAAAAACAGATGACCCATCTGTTGTAGGTAAAATCCTAATCCTTCTTTGCCCTGTACTTTCTTTGTCATTTAACAATAATGTAAAATAACGTTTCATTCTGTCTTCCTGTGATAATTTTTGGGAATCCCCTTTTTGGTTTTTTTCATACTGCGCCATTATGGCATCTAAATTCGACATATTATATAGTTTTTGTTTACAATGCTTCAACTCTACAATGATAGGTAAGTTTAAAGGAAAAAAAAAGGGGTGTTACCCCCTTTTTCTAAAAAAAATATTAATTACTTAAAATCTATTTTTATACCCTTGATTACTATTAAAATCATCATCTTCACCTTCATCATCTGTTGGGAAAAAAGTATCTTTAATCTCATTTGGATTAATATTTGTAACATCATCAGATGTCAAAACATATTCATTTTTTCCACTCTTTTCCATTTCAACTTGTTTATCATCAAAAAATTGGGATAACTTTTGATTAAAAGGATAAGAATCATATGTCCTTAATTCAAGTTTTTCCTCTGGAGTTTTTTCTCTATATTTTTCCACTTTGGAATCTATGGCATTCAATTTATCAAAAATACCATCCATTGTTGCCAACTTCTGCTCCAATTTATCAATCTGGGCAAACAAATTATCAAAATATTCATTCTGTTTTGTTTCCATGTTCTTCTGGCTTGAAACCAAATCTGTAATATCCAATTCTTCTGAATCTTCATCACCTTCTTTACTATCACCCTCATCATCAATAACTGTAACATCATCATCAGCTTCAACATCTATTGGTTGGGGATTTGCAGCACTTAAAGGGTCTTCACCCCCACCTGGAGGTATTGGAGAAACTTCACCTGGGGGTGTCATAGGTGCATTAGGCATTGGTGCAGCATTGGGGTCTGACATAGGGTCACCTAAAGGTGGTGGGGGTGCATCCTGCTCTGTAATATACCTATTTATTTTGTGGTATCTATTAATTTCATTTAATATTCTCTGATCTATTTTCATTTTATTAATCATTTAACAATTCTTTTATACCCCCATGAGTTTTAACCTTAACTTGTCTATTCACTGTTTTAGTTTCAGTTCTTTCTATTAAACCATCTTTCTCCTTAACAACATAGCATTCTCCTGTAATTAAGTCACATACTTCTTTTGACCCATCATCCAATGTTTGTTGTGTTGTTGATTTTAAGTAGTTATTCAAATTTTCAATCATGTCAATTTATTTTACATATAAATATATCAATATTTTGAATTATCAAAATAATTTACTCCAATTTTGGGTGTAAAATTAATTTTGTATAATTTGTCCACCAATATTTAATATTTAATAATTTGTTTTCATTTGAAACTATACCCCCAATTATATCATTCTCTTCAATTTTTTGATTTCCCTTGCTAAAATTGGAACTATTTTCAATTGAATCTCTAATAGTTTTTTCAGTTATTTTGTAAATATTTGCTTCTGTTTGCCCAGATTCTGCAATAAACTTAAAGCCAGTATAAGGAATTTTATTAGGGTTTCTATCTATCTTTAAACTCACAGCTATTGTATATGTATCTCCTGAATTAACCTTAACATCAAAAAATGAAATAACTGGTGCACTATCTAGTATATATAATCTCACCAAGGTATCTTCTATGGTTTTATTCATTGCATCCAAATATAATAATTCTTTTGGATTATTTGCCTCAAAAAACATATCAAGAACATATGGTAAAGTATATTCTGGTTCTGCTGGTGTTCTTACAATTTTAATATTATTATAGGTATATTCACACACTCTATTTAATTTAGCACCCTCTGACTTATTCCTAGCACTAACATATAATTCCTTTTGGTCTTCTGTAAGTTTTGCTGGGGGTGTCAAAGCCTTTAATGATGCATTTGCATCTGCAAATTTTTTATCCAATTTGGCATAAAATTTATTCTTATATAATCTATCAAAATTTTGGGCAGCATCAAGGTTTGTATTATTACTTAAAGCCTGATTATATAACCAATCTATAATATAAAATTTAACAAAACTTTCACTTTTGTCACCCTCCAAACTAGAAAATTTAGTCATAAAAGGAATTACATAAATACTCATAAATTGAATATATAATTCAATTGATTTGAAAATAGCAAAAGGTGTTTTTATCTTATCATTTTCATTACTAGTTGCACAAAAGTATAATGGTTGTCCTCCATTATAAGATGAAATTTCCCCCTTATTATAAGTTAACCACACATTTCCAAAATTATTATGATTTGCCTTAAAACCATCTTTTTCATAAGATGCCAAATAACTAATAAGGTATATATAGTCTGCCAATTTCTTATCTGGAACCAATGAATTTATCATTGTATGAATTTGTGTGGCTGATGAATAAACTATTAATTCTTCTGTAGTTTGTTCATATTCAGAATAACCTGAATATAAGTAGTTACTACACTCACTTGAATTTGTTTGTTTTGAACCTTGTGTTTGTGTGTTATTTGTTGCAGTAGCTTCTTCATTTTTATCATTAACAATAGATTTTGCAAAATTGCTTTCAATCTTTGTTAATAAGTTCTCATTAATACTTGTGAGGTATGTATCTGTGCTTGGAGGTGAATAAATACTTTGTCTAACACCTGTGAATGTTGTTTCAAATGAACCTGGTGCAATATTATGTGAAACTTCTGTAATAAAATAAGGACCCCCAAACATAGGAACATGTTCCAAATTGAAATACATTGTTGGTTGTATCAATGCATTGCCCATACAGTTAATTGTTGACTTGTAACTCAAGTTCTTATACAAATTAAATAATGACACACTTTGTGTTGCCACCCCCCTATTTGATGATGAATTTCTTAAAGCCTCCTGTTGAATTAATGATTCAAGAGTTGCTGTACCACTATTCTGATCAACTTGTATGCCATAGAATATTGCTTGATTTCTAATCCCTGCATCTACCAAGAAACTAACACATTTATTTGATTGTGACCAATCTTTCTTATTTGTCTGGTCCTCCAAGAAAGGTATCTTAGATGGTTTTAACATATCAATAGCATCATCACCATATCTAAAATCTTTTGGTCCAGCTGGGGTTGTTGACCCCCTACCAGAATATATACAAACAAGTTTTGGTCCTGATTTTCTATAATCAACATCAGAATAATTCCCCCAGACATCATTTGCTATTTCTGTTGCAGTACCAATAACTTCATTAATATCATCATTTGCTGATAATGCCCCATAAAAATTAACATAAGATGGCATTGGCAAAACATTAAAATTATTTTTAACCAAAATTCCACCAATAAAATTAAAGACAGGGGTTTTTAAGTTTGTTCTTGTTCCAATAAAAATCTTCTTTAAATCAAAAATATCAACATAATACAAATCACCTATGTTCCTATTACCCCTATCCAAGAATATTACATCTTCAAATAATGTACGAGTTGTATATTCACTACCAGATATCCATTTATCATTTATGGCTTTAAATGTTTCATATAAATCATATTTTGAAAACTTGCTATCCAATCCTGAATTTATCTCATTAATTTCAACAATATCAATATTATTTATTTCCCTCTCCAATAAGGATAATGTCTGATTCACATTGTCTTCCAAGAATGTATCCAATGCTTTTTGGTTATTATCCATCAGTATTAAGAATTGTTCCCTTGTAATGTTTGGATTTTTTAATTTTTGTGTTGCATATATCTTTATTGGTTTTGCAAGTGCAATGATATTCTCTGATGAAAACTCAATATTATTATCAATAAAGAAATCTGTAATATATGAACCAGTATTCTTATATGTCAAAGATTCAATGGTGGAGAATCCAACATGTAATCTTAATGTTTCCCAAGCAGGGGCATTTGTTAATTCTGATGATTGAAGTGATATGTTATTTGGTAAAGTGTTTGCAACATATCCTTTGAACCTTTTCTGATTCTCTATGGTTGACCTCCCCCCTAAATGACTTATCAATGAATTATATTCATATCTATCATATTGTGTTGGATTTCCATACTTAAACAAAACATCATAACTCAAAAACCCATCCAAAAATTCTCTAATATTTTGGAATTGATAATCTGCTGTTTTATTGTAAAAATCAGTATCATTCAAATTACTATAATTAGATGGGACTTCCATCAAATTTCTATATAATAATTGGAAATTTCTATATGCTGCCACAGGATTTCCATATTCCAATCCAACCAAATTTATCTGATCTTTGTTTTCATTTATGTCATAAATTGATTTGCTAAAATCCAAAAACTCATTCTCAAATAAATTTAATGTGTCATAATCAAAAACAGAAAACATATCCTCAATTGAGGCATAATCCCCAGAACTTAAGATTGAAAATGAACTAATGTCTTTCTTTCTATTCAAATATTCTGTCGGTAAAGGCTTTTTCAAGTTTTTAAATGTAAATGAATTAAATGTATCTTGCATTGTGACATTAACAGCACCATTATGTGCAACATCCAATAATTCATCCAAAGAAGAATAATAAATATCTGAACTATTTTTTAAAAAATTATTATCAGTAATATTATTATTTGTTGATGGTAAAATATAATATTTTGATGTTAAACTAAAGTTAACATCCTCACAATAATCACTAAATGTGGAACTATCATATATATTTTTTGGCACTAAAGTTGTATAACAATTAAATGTCAATCCACTCTTTTCAAAACTAAATGATTTAAGCACTTTTAAACCCCTCTTTTCATTTACATTCAATTCATTATTTGTAAATCCAGAGAATAAATCATACCCATTCAAGAATGCATTGTAATCATTCATCATAACTGGATAAAACCCAACATTCACATTATTATCAGATTTAAGGGATATAGTTTGATTTCCATTTATGATATACTGGAAATTTTCATTTGCATTATAATTTGACTTATAATCAAAGTCTTTCCATACATCATCCAAAAAGTCATCCCCTGTCTTAACATAATTCTTATATCTATGCCAAATGGATCCATATTTCAATATCCAAGCATATGGTAACTTATGTAAAGCAGAGTACTTTATGAAGGTTGAAAAAACGTGTCCATTCTTCTCACTTTGCCCCCTGGTGATAAAAAAATCAGTAAGTGGGGATAAGGGTAGGCTATTCAAAAAAAGATAAGCAGAAGCAATATATGGATGTTTTTCACCTATCCTCCACTTGCTAACTCCAAGTTGGATTGCATTTGTAAAGATAGGTGTGTTAATTAATGCTCTAAATTGGTTTGATGAAAAATTATCCTGGAATATTTGCCCATATGTTGCCCCACCTTGTGATGCAAAAAACTTAAATGGTCTATTTGTTACAACCTGATTATATTCCTTAAAATTTGTAATCACATTCCTTTTTTGATTGAAAAGAATTGTATTCTTTGTATCAAATTTATTTGGAAATAAATTGATTAAATTATCATTAACCCATATTGGATCTGTAAAAGGATATGTGAAATTTATGCTATTTTCAGTTGGTGCTTTCTGTATTACATCTGTAATTGTTTTGACATTACCCTCATTCAAATTATTTGAGAACTTATCTGTTGTTAATTTAAATTCACTTATATCATATATCTTGCTTGGGGTATCTAATAAGTCACTTATATACCTTGAATTTGGTACTCCATCCAGATATTTATTATACCTTTCTGAAACACCTCCTGACATTTCTTCCAGAAATTCCTTATAGTTATCATAATCCAACCCCCCTTCTGAAAATAATATATTCTTTAATTGTTGGATAAAAATTATGGAATTTGTCTTTAATGTATTACTTATATTCTTAAATTCATTTTCCTTTATCAATAAACCAATTCTTTTATCCTTTTCATAAATGGCTGAAAACCCTGAATGGTATGATGCTAAAACAAGTCTATCCCATAATTCATAAAAGAATTTAACATTTGTTGTTAACTCATATGGTAAAGTGGCAAAGGGGTATTCTATTGTATTTGGAACATAACTATTCCTAATTGTCTTATCTAAATCAAGTGCATCCTTTGGGGAGGGGGTTTCCAAACGTTTGGAATAACCATTTATATATTCCTCAACAAATTCAACTTCAGGCCATTTACTATAATTAAATCCCTTTGTAGCATTAACAATAGATGGGTCTCCTGGATATATTAATTCATATTTATTTGCTTCCTTCTTATCATTTGTATAAAACACAGAAGGCCAAGGAAATACAATTTTATCATTTTCATTATCATCACGTTGACTATTATCATCAACTGCAATTTTATCATTACCTAATACTGCATTTTTTCTATCAGTATCAAGTCTAACATTCCAGGCTGAACTATGAACATCTTCCATCAATCTAAGGAATCCTTCTGTTGTTGCCATAATTACTGCAACAACATTTTTAATTGTTGGCTTAAACCCAATTCCTGTTTCCTTTTTCTCAATCTTTAATGCCAACTCCTCTGATAAGGCTTTTTCAAGTGCATTTAATTCATTAATGAATTTTGATTCCATTATATTCCTTTCATTAATAAAATTTGTAATATTGAAAACTGGAGTGGTTTTTGATTCACCTGATAATGTATATTTGTAATATATAGTACTTTCAATTCTACTACGGCAAATTTCTTCAGTTAAATTTTCAACTTCAATTGGCGAAATGGATTTGTTCTTTGATTTATAAGTCTCACACCAATTAATATCAGGATTGGTAACATGAAACAAATCATAATTTATATTGTTAGCAATAGGTAATGTTCCATAAATTCCAAAAGTGGGATTATCATTTAATTCAGCTGTATATTTTGATATTATGGTTTTTAAATCACTTTCAACCAAAAATAACCTTCCATCCTTAATATTGTCAATCAATTCTTTTTTAACACCAAATATAACATCAGTTGCATTATTTAAAATAATTGGTCTTGTATCCAAGTATTTGTTAAACCAAGACCTAAGATTACCCCTAATTTCCTGGTAATAATTGGCAAGAAATTTCTTATACCTTTTCCCATCTGTTAACTTCTGAACATCAACCTTATTCAATGAGTTCAAGACATTCTGCTCAAACATCTCAAGTTTGTATGTTAATTCAGTTAATGTTAATTCAGGAAAATTAGCATCAATTAAACCCTTTGATTTATAATCCTTATATACTTCTATTATCTTCTGATAACCAAGTTGGGTATTCACCTCAAAATTAGTTGTATCCTCAAGTGAAACTTGAGTTTGATTATCTGTTTGAGTAATTATATTATTGACTTGAGATGCTGTTAAATTTGAAACGTTTGTAATATTTGATTGACTTATCTTATATTTTTTTGAATACATATTTGGACAAGCAATCAAATGCCCAACACTTATGTCAGATAACACATTATACTTAAATCCAAGAAACTCCAAAGTAACTGTATAATCTCCATTATTTGCATTATAAGATGCATTAAACTTCAATAAAACTAATTCATACCTAACAGCCTTTCCATAATATCCTTTAATGGTCAAATAAAATGGGGGGTAAGGTAAATTGAAGAATGCTGCATATGGTGATTCATTTCCTAAACTAAACAATGCTCTCCCTTGAACATCTTCCATAATAACTGTAACGGTTGGTACAAAAGATGAATTTGTCCTAATAGCAATACTCTTTATACCAAATAATGTATTATCTTCAATATTAGTAGCATAATTTAATGTATAAGTTTCATTGTTCTCCTTTACTTGTTTGGAGTTCTGTTGATTTTTCCCTCCATTTTCAGTTAAAGAATCTTTTCCAGTAATTTCATCATAATATCCAGATGTAAAATAATTATCTTTAGTATTTGGTTTCAAGAAATTTAATGTAGCAATATTCACATTCCTAACATTATCATTAACTGGACCCCCAACCAATAGTTTTGTTCTTGGAATCAACTTTGTTTCCAGATTGGCATACATAACAAAGTCTTCAGGTATTACTGCCCTGTCAATAACTTCCCCAGTATTTGTAATTACCTTGTTGGGGTCTATATATATAACATTCTGATAATCATATATAACATGTACATCACCTTGCTCATTTGCCATATTGAACTACCCACAAACTATAGATTTGCGGGATTCTGAAATTTAAGTATTCAGAATTTTGGAAGTTTCATTGGTTGTGCCAATTAAAGTTGGTCTTATTTCACCTCCACTTCTGTAATCGTCAGTCCCTGACGATATAAGTTTATATCCTTCATTAAGGATGTTTTTACTAGCATTTAAATCTCTATCTAATTTTGTATGACAAGATGGACAAGTCCATTCCCTCATATCTAATTTTAGATTTTGATTAATATATCCACAACAGTTGCAAGTTTTTGAACTAGGGAAGAACCTATCAATTTTGACAATCTGCTTATCATTCCATTCTGCTTTATAGGTTAAAAGTTCTATGAACTTTGACCAACTAACATCAGAAATGTGTTTTGCAAGTTTATGATTCTTTATCATTCCTTTAATATTTAAATCTTCCAATATGATTGTATCATATTTTTTGATTAACTCTGTGGAAACTTTGTGCAAATTATCTAAACGAGAATTGGCTATCTTCTTATAAATAGTTGCAACTTTTAATTTTTGTTTTTGGTATCTATTACTACCTTTTATTTTTCTAGTTAAATGTTGTTGATTTTGTTTTAATTTTCTTGCATAAGTTTTAGTATATCTATTATTTTTATATATAAACCCTTCAGATGTGACTAAAAAATCTTTAATACCTAAATCAATCCCAATTGTTTTTCCTGTTTTAGGTGTAGCAGTATGTGTTGTTTCTACCAAGATTGAAACAAAATATTCATTTGTTGGTGTTTTTGATATGGTGCATTGTTTAATTTTACCAGTGAAACTTTGGGATAAAATAAAATCAATAGGTTCTTTAAATTTTGGTATTCTTAATTTTCCATTTTCTATTTTAACAAATTGTGGAATTTTAAAACTATTTTTTACATGTTTGGACTTAAATCTTGGAAATTTGGTTCTTTTCTTAAAGAATCCATTATAAGCATCATCAAGATTTTTTAATGATGTTTGTAATGACTGTGAATTAATTTCATTTAACCAGGAATATTGTTCTTGTCTCTTTAATTCAGTTAATGATTTTGCATTGTCGTAGTAATTAATAGTTTGTTTGTTTGTCTCATATTCCTGTTTTCTTTCATTAAGAAAATAATTATAAATAAACCTTATAGCACCAAAATGCTTATTTAAAAGCACTTTTTGGTCTTCATTAGGAATGATTTTATATTTGTATGTTTTTAACATCTTTTTAAAATTCAATATATTTATTTTCCATAATAAAAGAAATAATTTTCTACTGCATTTTTATAATCTAATAAAGATGTCTCCAATGGAAAGGGTATTTTTAGCATAGCCCCATCATATATGTTATTTTCAAGACCACCATGCTCTGGATTTGCTGCCAAAATAAGCCAGCCAAAGAAGGGGGTTTGATAATATTGCTGTGACACCTTATCCAATCTGCTAACATTTTTCTTATAAAAGAAAACATTATCACTTGACTTGGATGGTATCTTGACAAAAGGTACAACTTTCTGCTCACCATTAAATGTGAATTGTGAATATCTATTATAATATTTTAAACTCATCTCATTAATTTATTTTTAACTAGAATAAATCCATCACTATTTTTATTCCATGTAGTTTTATTGCTATCATAATTATTAACACCATTCAAAGTTAATATTGCATTTTTAGTGTCATTATCAGGAGATTCAACTATCTCATATTGACTTATATAACCTACTGTACCATTTGGCTTAATCTCTTTTAACTCAACAAGCATATCATTTATATATTTAGTTAAGTTTGTTAAGAACTTAATAGTAACTTCTTTATGTTTATTATTATATCTAATCAACTTCTCACCCCAATAACTCTTAAATATCTTTGATATCTTTTCATTGTTTGAAATGAAGTTTTTATCAGGATTAATTGATTTTAAAAGAATTTGTTTTTCAAAATTTTCTAAACCATTTTTATCTCTAAATGCTCCATATAATAATAAATAGAGTAAACTATCTTGATCACTTGAAAATATATCCTTTGGATTATCTATATTTATTTTTAAATACGGCAAGAAATTTGTTTCAATACGTTGTGCAATTCCAGATAATACATCCTGTATTCCAGTTAATGAATTAAGTAATTTATAAACAAAGAAATTTCCAGTTTTATCAACATACCCATCATAACCAAAATATGAATTGTGAGTTGAAATCACAAATAATGCTTTACTTAAAACCTTTTGATATTTCTCCTGAGCATCAAGAATTGCTTTTGTTAGAATGTTAATATTGTTATTAACCTTAACCATTTCATTATCAATATATAACTGATAATTATTTGACACATCAAACTTTATAGTCTTTTCAGAACTAAATTCTTCATTTATTTGTTCAATAAATCCATCAGAATTAGTCTTTATATTATCTTTAATTATTTTTACATAATCATCTATTGTTTTTTGATAATCTGTTGGAACACCCAATAACTTAAATTCACCTCCTGTTGTTGGGTTGTAAACCCCATTAACATTATTCAATGATTTTAATATCAAAGAAACCAATTCAATATTATATGCTTTTGAATTTTCTTGAATAACTGAATTAATTGTATTAACATAAGCAGTGGAGGCTTCAACTAGTTCTGTTGCCAAAGTAATATAATTCAATGTGGTTGCTGTAGTGTTAATTTCACCTATTGTCTTATATGCATTTACAACTTTAATATCATCAAAATTCTCAGTCTTACCTTTTTCCTTTTCTCTTATAAAATCCAATATTTTCTCATCCATATCATCCAAACTATTGTCAGTCTTATCAGCCCTTGCATCATAAACCTCTGTGTTTGCATAATAATTAAATGACAAAGCATTTTGTAATTTATCAACAGCATTACTCAATCCACTTGCACCAACAAACTTGAAACTCAAAGTAACCTTTGCAATCATAGGTTGAAATCCAATCCCTTCAGGATTTATATCCCAATGTAATGGATCATAACTAATAGCTAAATTATCAGGTATAATCTTTGTATGAAAGAAATCCCCTACCCTCAATA